TTGAATACCTTGTATTCCTGTACCTTCAGTACCTTGTAAACCTTGAGTTCCTTGTAAACCAGTGATACCTTGAATACCTTGAGTTCCTGTACCCTGTGATCCAGTAATACCTTGAGTACCTTGAGTTCCTTGTAAACCAGTGATACCTTGAATACCTTGTGTTCCCGTACCTTCAGTACCTTGTAAACCTTGGGTTCCTTGAATACCAGTGATACCTTGAATACCTTGAATACCTTGTGTACCTGAACCTTCAATACCTTGTGTACCTTGAGTTCCTTGAATACCAGTGATACCTTGAATACCTTGTATTCCTGTACCTTCAGTACCTTGTAAACCTTGAGTTCCTTGTAAACCAGTGATACCTTGAATACCTTGAGTTCCTGTTCCTTGTGCTCCAGTAATACCTTGCGTTCCTTGTAAACCAGTTATACCTTGAGTTCCTTGTGTACCTTGTGGACCACTACCTGAAGTAATAGCTACTTCAATATTTTCATTACCAGCACCTGAACCTGTAACAGTTACACCAGTTCCTGTAAAATCTATTTTTTTAACATCAGTAGTTACGGATGTACCACTATCTTCTATTTCTATCGCAGAACCACCACCACCTCCAGATGTACCGATATATCTAAAACCAGTTATATAGAAATTAAAACCATCCGGAAATAGAAATGCATAATTTGGATCAGCAATTAAAGTTTGTAAGTAATCAGATATAAAAAGTAATCCTTGATCATAATTAAATACCCAACCTACATATTCAGGCTGAGACCCTTGGCCTAGTGTTGGATATACTTGCGCAAAACTACCTGGTGCACCCGCAGGATCACCACTCCATAAGGTAATCTTATACCCATCTGAAGGTTGTCCTGACGCTTGTGGTCGAGATGCAGGCAAAATCCAATCTCTCCTAAAACCAGAAGTAGGATCATTATAAGTATTATAAGCTACAAATGTAGAATTATTTAAATTATATACTTGTGTTAATCTTATTGCATTACTTGGATTACTATCATCTTGAATAATAGTTGGGTTTGCTGCTGCCGCGCTTTGTGCAGCAGAAACTGTAGCAGCAGGAGGAATAGATTGATATTGTGTTAATATTCTTTCGGTTGCCTTAACATTAGGCTCGAATGCTAAAGTTGATTCATACCATCGTTTACCTGCAGATGCATCAATGACACCACCTGCCTGTACTTTAAAGGTTAGCTTATTAACTTCATTTATAGAAAATCCTGCCATTTGATTAGTTTCTTTTTATATTTATTCAATTTTATATTTTACACAGATCCACCAGACTCTGATGTAGGTGACCCATTGCTAAATATTATTTTTGCTGATATACCACCTAGTTTAATTTCTTCATCAATTAAATGAACCTCAATATAAAAACCATCAATTGGTGCTGGTATCGAACCAAAGGAACAGTCTATAACATTTGGGGTTGGTGTTGCTATTGTTGTTCTTATTTGAGCGCTGTTATCAGGAGCATCAACCGAAGTAGGTGGGTCTTGTGTAAGACCGAAAAATGGCTGGCCATGGACAGAATATGGTATTGCATTATATCCAATATTACTGGTACTACCAGAAGTACCTAACGGCCTAACATATATTAACATCTTATTACTACTTAATGCAGTGAGTGCATCAGGGCTAGTCCCAAAATCTCCTGAAAAGGTTAATTCAAATGCACTAAATGGTCTATTACGGTTGTCGTCGCCTGGTGGGGGGTCTGATGATACTTCAAATAATCTATGATAAGTAGAAGTTACTCCATAAGCTGCTGTATTATAATCAGGATTACCACCACCCCCTACTGGAGCAAAGCCAGTTAAATTAGATATTACTGTTGATGGTAGTGGAGAATTACCGTCATCCGCGTAAAATTTATCAGGCCTAACTAAAGTACCTCCTACAACAGCAGACTGGCAGAACGGGCCAGTTGATATAGTCGATGTTGTTTGGTTTGTTAAACCTGATGGGGCTAATACAGAAGAAGAAACTATTGGTTGATAAGAACCTAAACTTCTTGTTAATCGCTGTGCCTCATCATCAAATCTTTCAGTTAATTTATCACTTGTTACACCATAAGTATCTATTAATATCTCAGATGGATTAGAATTTACAAACCCTGAATCTAGCCAAGGGTCATATGCTTTTGATTTTATTGTAGCATCAGTATTTCTAAATCTCCAATTAGATGTAGTAATATCCCATTCATCGTAATCGATACTTATATTACTTGCATCATAATCATTTGTCCAACCTGTTAAACTAAATCCACTAGGCCAACTTGTGTTATCCCATGCAGGTTCTTGTACAGGAGTTAAGCCATAATCTGTACCTTCAACTAATAAATTATAATTAGAAGCACCACCTTGTCCTTGTGTGTTACTGTTAAGTTTATCAATAGAGTTAACATTTATTTCAAATCGTGAATTAAGATCATAATATTCAACACCGCTTAAATATTTTGTAATTATAGATGGAAGTGAAGTAGATTCTATGATAGTAACACTACCATTGATCTGTGGTGTTGATGGATAAGCACCGTCATTATTAGCATCCCAGAAAACCTCCGGTTGAGTGTAAGAATATGAAGCACCACTATCAGTAGTTGAATCAGTAGTCATAGTACACTTAACATGAAACCTTCCACCGCTCCTACCGGCAAACGTAAAAATATCACCAATGTTTACTGTTATTTGAACATCTGCTTTTTTTCTATTAGCATCATTTTGAAAATTAGTTATATTAACAAGTATTCTATTTGAAGGTGAGTTATATGAACCTGCTGCAAATATAGTATTTGTAGTAAAATTTTCTAACTCAGTAACACCATCAGCATCATATACAATAACATTTATATTAGCATTACCGATATTAGAATCACTAAAGCCTGTTACCTGACCGCTTGTCGTAAATGTAATTGGCACGGGTGTTGATGGATCTTTACTATTAAATGCAGGGTGATTAGTACCAGCCCAACCGCCAGTTTTAAATGGGGTACCGGTACCTTCATCCTGGGGATTGCTTATTCTTATTGATGCACTTCTTGTAAAACCACCTTCTGAAACTGTTCCGTTTGTACTACCATCAGTTGTGTTAAAATGAGAAGCAAATGTTGGTACTGGTATAAAGACATTTACAGTACCTGGTGTACCACTATCTTGAGCTAATACATCAGCACCGACAAAGTTAATAGTTTTATATGTACCTATATCAGTACCTTCATCCTTAATATGTAAACCTGCAAATGTTAATTTATTATTTCCATCTACAATAAGGTTTGTTTGTGTATTATCTAAATTAATCGATATTTCTTCATCAGATCCAACTGGTGTTAATTTAATACCTGAACCTGCAGTAACAGTATCACCTCCTCCGCCACCTAAGCTATTAATAGTTATAGTATCACCAGCAGCAGTACTGACTTTAACTAATTGTATATCAGTTCCACCTACTAGTGTAGGGTTATATGATGCATCAATAAAATCATATAGCGTAGTCTGAGTGATTAAATCACCTGCTTCAAATAATAGTTTTAATTGATCTTTTGCTAGTACTGGCATTATACATTATTTATTTTACTTGAAGAAGATCCATAAACTTATCAAACGATAAAAGTAATACTTTCTTCTTTTTCTTCTTTTTTCCTTCAGGATCATCTCCACTACCAACCTTTTGTGTAGCAAAAGAATTTGCCGATCCAGGATCACCTGGAAGCTCAACAGCCCCCATACCCTGTACATCCATGTTAGGATTTAAGCCAACGGTTCCTGCTTCATTTTCATTTACGTCTTTAGACATTATTTAATATTCTTTTTTAAATAAGTTGTACAAAAGTTTAATAATTCTTTTCTTGCTGGAGCAATATCACTCTTTTCTGTTGCAGGTCCACTTTTCCATTCTATCCAACCTTCTACTATTTGTTCTAAGCCTTCTTCCATTCCAGGCATAAGCTCAATATACTCTTCATTGATCTTTGATTCTTCAACAGTAAAGTTATTCAGTGATTTTAAATTTTTCATGTTGTTATTTTTAATTTCTTTTATTGGTTCTAATATATTTTGTAATGGCTTATAAAAACTATGTATACTTTTAGGAGTCATTTTCTTAAAAGTCTTTTCATCATCTATCTTTAACGCATTACGAACTTTAGATGCTGAAATGTTATCATCAGTTCTAAAAATCTCAAAACCCTTAAAATCAGGATCTACTCCTAATTGATCTCGGTATGATTGTTTGTCAATCATTGCACCGTATGATTTTTTTCTATCCGTCCCATATCCCCACATCACAGGTTCATAAGCAGGTCTTGCTGCTGCAAACATTGTATCAATTGCACCATTAGGAACTACAATAGCAGTTTCTAAAAATGGATATTGTTTTGCCATCTTAGCAAACATTGCTTGTTGCATTTCTTCATCAAACGGCCTTTTCTCAGGATCGTTGTTTTTTCCTCTAACTAAAAATACAACTACAGGCTTTCCATTTTCTTTATACATTTTTTCAAATACTTTAACATGACCTAATGTAAAAGGTTGGAATCTACCAACAAACATATTAACCTTTTTCTTACCTTGTTCTTTATGAGGAACTTTTAAAGCTTCATTAATTGGAGCGGTTGCAGTTCTTACTCTATGACCATAAGGAGATAATGAATATCTCTTAATCCCAGTTTCATCTTCACTAATATTAAATAATCCTACATTTCTTTTAAGCCATCTTTTGTGAGCCTTTATTTCAGATAAGATATTATTAACCTCCTCTTCAGTTAAATGACCATCAGCAACAGCATCTAAAATAGCAGAACGAACTCTAGCAGCAGTAGATACATTTTTAGCTGGGTGAGCCTCAGTGTACCTTCTCTTAACAGTTACTCTCCTTTCATTTAAGAAATCATTTAAATCATTTATGTTATCCATACCTTATATATTTACTTTACCATTTTGATTCCCATCATAGATGAAAAAGGATTCCACACCATACCTTTTTGTTGAAACTTAAAGTTAGCACTACTAAACTTTTTAGTTTTAAATATGAAAGCACCTGCTTTAACTTTAGTATCTAAATATACCTGTTTAACATCAGTTACTTTTTGTGTAAGCTGAGTTAGTACATCAGAATATTTTTCATTTAATGCATTTGCAGTTTCTACCATAATAGGATAGAAAATCATCCCTACTCTGTTAGAATCATTTTTTTCCATTCTCTCCTCATATTCTTTTGCATATTTGGTCGAATCAATTTTACCTCTCCATGCTCCAGTTTTTTCTGATAGTGTTTTTATAAATGATTTAAATTTATTTTGATCTTCTTTAAATAATTCATCTAAAAATTTAATTAAGGCTTCTCTTGTTACAGATTTTTGATTTAGGTTAGCTTGCTGTAAAACATATGAATAGCCTGATCCTTGGTTAGGTCCTAGTACATCAGCAGCTAAATTCATCACTTTATTATATGTTGTTGAATTTCTATTTAATTCATATGGGTTTAGCCATACCTTAACTACATCTTCATAAAATGTTGTTTGATCTACATCTAACATAAGGCCATCATTTCTTTTAGCATTATCAATCATTTTCATTATTGAAGATCCACTCGGTGTACCTCCGCCTCCTGCCTTAGAAGAAACTTTATATTGATCAAATTCAAAATCAACTAATGCTTCATTTGAATTCTTAGGATATGCTAATCCTTCTCCCGTATCTTTAATTATATTAAACATCATTAATGCCCCTAACACTTCACCAAAGTCATTAGAAAAATTAGCTACAGAAACTTGATCTATTCCATCAAAGAAAGAAGCACCAACTTTATATACTATAGGAGTTCCACTAGAAGCATAGACTTCAAAATCTGAAAAGGTGCCAACTTTATTTTTTAATACTACTTGCATAGAATCTTTAATGAATTGTTTATAATTGTCAGGGTAAGATGTGTTATCTATAAACTGATTTACTTTAGTAACAACCGCTACTCCTGTTTTATAGGTAGTACTTGCAAGATCCATTGCATCAGGAGTTAAATCTTTTCCTTTTATTACTGCTGCTTCGCCTGTCTTTGCACTTACTTTATAACGATTGGTTAGAAAAATAGTATCTCCTCTTTTAAAGTCTTGTCCTAATATTTGTTTATTAGCCTTTAATGTTATTTTATAAGTATGAAATTGACCAGAAAAGGTTTTGGCAACATCTTTATGGTAATGCCCGCTAGGAAAGCCCTCTATCTTATATGCGGATGTAGGGACTTTTAAAGCTTTTAAATATTTCTGAATGTTTTCTTCGGCAGTACCATCATTTGCTCCAAAATTAGCTCTTACATATTCTGGGCTATATTTAGGACCTGCAGAATCTCTTCTTGTTTGTGGGAAAGTTTTTTCATAATGCTTTAACCAATTAGCCTGTCTTTCTTTTACGTTAGGCTGTTTCTTTGCTTCATTTAAAACATCAACCTTTGCTAGGTTAATAAAATTATTATAATCCAATACTTTATCTTCAATTAATAATTCTTCAGCATTAGGTAAAAGAGATTCATTAGTTGATTTAATTTTTAAGTAATCATCAAAAGTTTTAAATTTGCCATCATCCTTTGTTTGAATTACATCGGTTACTTTATTTACCATTTTATTAAAATCTTCAATAACTGATGGTGTCATAATATTACCGGCATTCTTTCTTTTCTTTTTTAAAGAGCCTAACATTATTTTAAATAAGTCTTTTAGCTTAGGATTACTATTAAGGATATCTTTAGTTCTTTGGCTTGGTATTAATTCTACATTTAAATCAAATTCTTTACCTTTAGCAAACTCAGCTTTTTCAATATCAATCTTTGCAATATCTTTTCCTCTTTTGGTTACATAGTCATTAAATATGTTTGAAACTAATTCTATGTATCTCATATCTTCACTATCCCCTAAAATCTCATGCTTCTTAATTCCTCTTTCTTCTATAAATGCTAAAAGATCCAACAAAATAATTTCATTAATATCAGCAGGAGTCTTCCTCATATCTATAGGCTCCTTTTCTTTCATTAAATTAATTGTATAAGGATCTATTAACTTAGCAGCAATAACTTGTTTAGTACCAGATTTATAAAATTTAAATACAATAGATTCTATAGGCTTCTTAAGATCATTTTGTAAAGTAGTTGATTGAATATTAGGATTTAGAATTCTAAGTAAATATTCAGCAAATGAATTAGTACTAAAAATCTCAGCATGATCTTCTTTTGGTGTTTCTAAAAATTCTTTAATCTTTTTCTTTTGATCTTCTGTTAAGTAACCTTTAAATAATGGAAGTAATGGAGTAACACCTAATGCGTTTGCCCAGTCTCTAATTACTCTAGGATCTTCTATAACCTTTGTAACTTTGCCAGCTGGTGTCATTACTTTAATATGAGTAAGTACTAAATTGTTTTTAGGTAGCTTATCATAAGTAATAATACCAGGATTAGTATTTACAAAATATTGAAAACAGAACTTCCAATTTTCAGGAATAGAAGAAAGATTTTTGTTAGTTACAGATTTTATAAAATTAATAGGCTTTTCATAATAAACCATTATAGTCCTATCAATTAAGTTAATAGGCTTTTGATTTCCACCTTTATAAAAAGTAATTCCTTCACCGCCTTTTTTAAATGAAAATGAAGAACCTGATAGTTTTTCTGAAACTACAAGATAATCCTTAAAAAGATCTTCTATTAATTGTTGCCCTGCATCTTTATAAATCTGAGTTAACTCTTTCATTTGCTTATTTTATATTGTCAATTTATATATTCTTTAGTTTAATAGCTATATAAAAAAAGGATAGCATAATACCTACCCCTTATCTTACTCTATTATCTTCAGAGTATATACAAATATCACAAATGCTAACTCTTAATACAGGTGATCTATATAGGCCTATATACTATTTTATCTACCGAACTTAATGATACCTAATAGTTGATTAATTGCAGCAAAGGTTCCAGTTAGTTTGTAAATTTTTCCTTTATATTTAAATACTATACCTTCAGTTGGAAATATAGATTCTATTCCACCAATTCTATCGAGCCTTGCTAACTCAGCCTCTACCTTTCTTACTTGGTCAGCGCCACCAGTCTTTTTAATCTTACTCCCTGCTGTTTGTATTTGTGTTCTTAATCTTTGGGCTTCATCAGATGGATTAGCAGCTAAAAAGTCAGACGCATTTTTTAAAATCACTGAACCTAGTTCCAAGAACAGATCTTCAAAAGGTCTAATGTTTTCTTTATATTTTTTAGCAACATCTTCTTTATCAAACTTTTTAACTAACGCAGCTTCTTTAGGTCCAGTTTGTTTGGCGAGAGATCTCATGTTTAAGCTCTTCTTATCTCCGTATGCCCATCGCTTAAGTAAACCTTCTTTTACATCTTGTGATAGTGAAGGAAATTGTTTATTAATTAATTCTCTCCACCACATTTCATGATATTTAGAAACCTCATCACTATCAGTTAAACCATATCTTTTTTCTAAAGCATTAACTTGATTAATAAATCTTTTCTTATTTGCAGTAAAATCTAAATCTTTTTGTAATTTAATAGCCTTAGGTGGAATTATTTTAAATGTTTTACCAATATCAGATTCAACCTTTTTAAGTATATCTGCGATTTCTTTTGCAGGTTTATTATTAGTACCTGTAATATTACCATTTCCATCCGTTTCTTTTATACCATGAAATTGAATAACATCTGTATCATAATGAATAACATTAGGGTTTTGTGAATAGATTAACTCCATGTTCATAAAGTCTTTTCCATTCTTAAAATATTTTTCCTGGTCAGCTGGAGAAAGGTTCATTAATAATCTAGCCAAATCTTGTGCAGCAAATTGAAAAGTATCTTGTACTAATTTACTAGGATGACCTTCAAATTTATTCTTAAATTCAGAAAGAGTCATTGGATTCTTTAACTCTGTTTTGTTTCTTGCAAATTTAACTTCGCCATCTTGAATAGTAGCAAATGCATTTTGACCATCAGTCTTTTCGGTAGCCTCTTCTTCAAAGTTTAATTCACCTCTAAGACCAGCATCTATCATTGCCTTAAAATCACCAAAGGTTAAATCCTTATCATCAAATGGATGAGCCATGTGACCAGCGGCGCCACCTTCAAAAAGAAATGGCTGACCTTTGTCAGTCAGCCATTCCTCGAATAATTTTATATGTTTCATGGTTATTTTTTAAGTTTAGCCAATTTCTCTTTAGCCATTTCAATATCAGCAAGCAAGCCACCTTCTTCTTCTTCCAATTCTTGAATTCTATAATCATCAGGATCTTCATCTTCAATCTCAGCTATATCCATTCTAATCATTTCTATGCGATCATCCATTTCCTTGATCTCATCCTCCAACTTTTTAATTTCTTCGGAATTATCATCAGATCCACCTTTTAGTTGATCTTCCTTTGCCTTTACCTTTTTATATAAAGGATTGTCAGGATCTCCTAATATTGTCTTTACGGTAACTTCTCTACCACTTTTAGGATTCTTGATCTTACTATTATAAAATTTATCTAAATCGGATTCTAATAGAAATTGTTCAAATAATTTAATATGTTTCATGTTTTAATTATTTTGTATATGCAAAAAGATCTTCACCATCGTCAAATACAACTACATTCTTACCTTTATATTTGCCGTGATATGCTTTATCATAAATAGTAGAATCTATAGGAAGAGATTTCATTCCTCCAATAACATCAAATAAATCAGAACCTTCATCTTCGGTAGTATCTGTCATTATCATGATATCATCAGCTTTTCTGGCCTTAAGAGCTTTAAGAACAGTAGCAATACCTTTTTCATTTTTCTTTACATCTTCACCAGCAGTATCTACTGCATCGGCGAAAGTAAACCTTTCATTTAAAGATTCATTTACAAAATCTGCAAACTTTTTTATATTACTCATATCTTTAGTTTTAATTTATTATGATCCCATCGTAGATTGTAAAGCTCCAACCATTGCTCCATAATCTTCACCATACTTCTTAAGTAATCCTTCAGCAGTTTCAGTTGCCTTAGTTTCATCAAAGTCATCTCCGAATGCATCTTTTAGAATTGCCATTGCATATTCTTTAAATTCATCAGCAGAAGTAATATCCTTTTCATTAATCTTAGCTTCTCCAACTAATGCTTCGCCTTTTGATTCAGGTTGTACTTTTACCTTACCCATATTCATTATGTCTCCAGCAATACCTGCGGCAGATTCAGAACCATCGCCCATTTCTGCAGGAACTTCAGTAGCATCCTTAAGATCATCAGCTTCACCCTTTACTTCAGTTGTAATATTTTGATCTTTAGTAACTAATTCTTCACCTTTTGATTCAGGTTGTTCTTTTACCTTACCCATATCCATTATATCTCCAGCAATACCAGCAGCGGTTTCAGAACCGTCACCTTTCTCTGCAGGAATAGCAAGACCATCATCACCAGCAACTTCATCAGCAATTTCATCACCTTCAACTTTAGTAATTACTTCACCAACACCTTCTTCTACTGATTCATCTTCTTCAGTATCTTCAGCTTCTTCTACTTCTTCATCTTCCTCTTCTACATAAGCTTCAGTTACAAAGTTTGAAAAAGACATGATTCTTGATTCATCTTTCTTTTCTTCATCTTCATCATATTCAACATCTTTCTTTAATGCATCAATTTCAGAGTCATCAGATTTAACAGCTCCTTTATAATGATCAGCTTTTTCTTTGTCATCCTCAGAATCAACTTTCTTATCACCTTTATCTTCTAGCTCATCACCTTCTTTTTCATCTTCCATACCTTTAGATTCTTCATCTTCAGAAAGAGGCTCTTTAGACGCTGCTATAGGAACAGCATAGTCTTCAGGTTCTTCATCATCATCGTGATATTTAACATTCTTATTTACGGTAACTTCTTTTTCTTTAATAAAATCTTCAAAGGCCATAATTCTTCTAGTAGCAGCTGGTGTTTCTTCTTCTTCAGCAGCAACATCAACACCATCTTCATCTTTAACTTCATCAGCTTCAGCAGGAACATCAGCAGTAATTTCAGGATCGTCAGATACCTTATCACCTGCTTTATCTTCTATATCTTTAGGTTCGCCTTTAGCTAATACTTCATCTTCGATATCTTTCGCGGTATCTTCTTCAACTTCATCAGTTTCAGCGACTTCACCAGATGCACCAGTTTCTTTATCTTCTTCCTTTTCACCTTCTTCACCTTCTAATGATTTAGGTTCGCCTTTCTTTTTAACTTCATCAGCTATATCTTCGGCTCTATCTTCTTCAAGCTCATCTTCAGAGATATCTTGTTTAGGAGTAAAATCCTTTAATAAACCTTCTAATTTAGTTAGAAGATTTTTTTCTTTCTTTAATTCGTCAACGCTTTCGTAACCGAGTTTTTTAACAAGATCCATTACTGCATCGTGATTAACATCTGCCGATTCATTAATTGAACCTTCGGCCTTTGTCATCATTGAAAACTTTTTGATTGGTTTCATTATAATTATCTTTTTTTGATTCTTTTTTTATATATCCATCTCTCATAAGAAAGATATTCTATATTAGTATCTAACATTTTGCACCTCAAATGGAAACTTTTCCTCTTTGTAAATTTTTCTTCTTTCCATACCATGTCTGTATATGTAATTTACCCAGTCATGATCATCTACTTTATAACGGAAATCATCAATAAAATCATATATTTTTACAACGTCTTTAGATGAGTGCTTTCTTAATCCTCTACCGATTGATTGTCTAATGATCACTTCGGATTTAAATGATTCAGTAAAAAATATGTTGTGTATATTTTTAATAGATATACCGGTTGAGAATGTACCATACGAAGCTACAATAATAACATCATCATTTTTTTCCATTCTTTTTTTGAACTCTTCTCTAAAATCAGATTTAACAGAACCGTCTACATAATAAACTTTCTTATCTGTTATTGCTCGAAGTTTTTGGTATATCTTTTCACCATAAGCTATTTTATGAAATAGCACTAGTGAATTAGATGTAGACTTTTTAATTACTTGACAAACGAAATCTAACCTCTTTTCGCTTTCATTAATAAAGTTCTGTTCTAAACTAAATAGCTTTTGTCTATCATATGGGTTTTTAGATAATGATGAAAATGCTTCTTTTTGAGCATCGGTTGCATATTCCATGTGGATTTGCAATACTTTACATTTTGCAATATGACCTTCTTCTTGTAAGTGAGCAGCTTTTACTTGAGTTACTAATGGGCCCATTGCCGACATTAAGCTTAGTCTATTTACAGTTCCTCTTTTAGGAATAGTACCGCTCAAACCAAATCTGTAGTCACAATGCCAGCATTTATCCATTATCTTTTGAATTGAATTTGCTTTTGCTTTATGAGTTTCATCTACAAAGACTGCATCAAATTGGCTAAAGTATTCCTCGTCCTTTTTAGTTAATGATTGGTAAGTACCTATAACAACATTAGAACTCTTTCGTAATTTTACGCCTGCATAAATTTGTTGAATCTTAATAGGTACCCTGCCTTTATTGTATTCTTCAAAGTCTCCGCTTGCTTGAACAACTAAACTTACATTAGGTACTATCATTAAGATTTTCTTTTTACCTAACTGTTCCATCATATAAGCAACCACCATAAATGAAATTAAAGTTTTACCTGCAGATGTTGCTAATTCAGCCAAACACCGTCTATACTTTAAAATCTTTATCGCTGCATCAATTTGATAATCTCTAGGCTTAATTTCAGATGTAGCAAAAAACTCATCTACCCAAGATCTAAATATTTCTTCATCTATAGAAGTATCAAAAATATCAGTTATACCGTTTAATGTAAATTGATAATCATATTCTTTACATATATCAATTACTTCTTTCCATAACCCTGCCGGAATTTTATTTCTTTTGATAAATGAAATATTACCATCCCATACCTTTTTCTTTACTAGAGGGTGAAATCTCCAACCTTCTATTTTCTTAGTAAGACTAGATTTTAATTGCTCATATTCCAATTCGGTGCATGAATCAATTACTAAAAACTTTTTATTTTCCGACAGAGATAGTTCCATTAAAATTCCTTATCATCCAGATTAATTCTGTTTCTTATAGCAAACGCCATATTATCTAATGTTTTAATACACTCATAATAATAATCTATATGAGATTGTAACATATCAATTTGTTGCCTAAGAGATGAAAGATCTGCTTTTATAAATTGATTCTTTTCACCGTTAGTTAACTTAACATCATAGTTAATTGAATATTCTCGGTACTGTTGTTTATAATACCTATCCCAAGTAGCGTTCCTTTTATATATGGTAGTTTTAAAATCAGTTACTTTATCTAATAGTATTTGTCGATATGATAACATTCTTACTTGGCACTCGGCCAGCTCATTCATATTTTTAAGCTTAGAAACAAGATCTTTAATCTTTGATTTCCAATCATTTCTATCTGATGTTAATCTACCTTCCAACTGCTCATTAGCTTCTTTTATTTGTGTATCGTCAAATGCCATTAAAATATTCCTTTATTATTATTAATCTTTTTATAATTTTTAATCTTTGGTTGAAACTTCTTTTTAGGCTGAGGTAAAGAAAAACTAGTTTTTACTTCTTCTGCTTCAATTTTTTTAAACTTAGTAAATAATTTAAGTTTTTTCTTAGAAGTTTCTAAATCATCATAAAAATCATCAAACTGTTCTGTCACAAAATTACTATAATTTTTTATCATATGAATATGAGATCTAAATGGTTGTTTGTAAAATATTTATCCAACTCGTTTAAACACCCAGTCCTATGTTTATATTCATATTTAACTAGATCATTTAAATCTTTTACCTTTTTAGAAGGTATTCTAAAATCCTTTAAAAACTTATCCCACATAAAAACAGTATTACCTCTTTTTAGTTTTTGTATCATTTTAGTCTTTCCTTCAATATCATTATCAAAGAAATATCTAACAGTTGGAATTTCATCAAAATCTAGTATTTGTTTTTTAACACCAGTAAGACCAATTGTATTAGACATAAAGAATGAATCTATAGGACCTTCAAATACAGTAAACTGCCTACTTAAATCTGTAGTAAGTATACCGAATATCATTGATATTTTATTAAGAGAATCTAATTCTTCTTCTGAAACTTTTAAAGGTTTTTTAAGCCTATCATATATTCTTTCAATATTCCACGTTTTATATTTAGGACCACTATTGTCATCCAACGCTCTTACTTGAAAACCAACAATCTTTCCTTTAGGTGTAAGGTTAAATACATACAGTTCCTTTCGTCTTGGATCATAACCGAACTTTTCGGTTTTATGATGAAGTAATCTACTTTTTAAATAAGGATATGCTCTATATGTTAATGAGTTTATTGGATAGACATTAAAACCTAATGCAATCTCATCAAATGTTAATGATAAATTATTTGCCATTTCAAATAAATGAAACTCTAAAGTTTCACCTAGTGAAAAGTTTTTACGGTTTTCTTTAATGAAATTAATTACATTGATTCTTTCTTCACCTTCGAAGTTTTCATTGTGGTCTTTTAGGAAGACGTCTAAACTTTCGTGTGCTGAACAATTATAGCAATGATATTGTAAATTATTCCAATAAAGATTACCTCTCTTCTTTCTTACCGAATCTGTGGAGTCTCCACAATAAGGGCATGCAAAATTTAATCTTTCCTTACTTTCTAATATTCTTCTTTTCTCAGGGTGAGAATGGTTAGTATGAAGAACTCGGACCACCTTATCGATGATCCGAGCTTTCATATCAGAAGATATTAATACTTCTGTTGCCATATCATTAAAGATCTAAACCATTAATGAAATCATCAAAATCATCTCCTTTAGAAGAATCTTCTGATTTTGTTTCTGTTGCCGCCGGGGAAGCAGATCCTGCAACAGCCGTTTCAGTTACTGACGCCGCTGCCTTTTCAGATTTTGCAGGAGACGGTGCAGCCTGTTTACGAGTTACAGTATCAATAGAGGAACCAGGATTACTAAATTGAGATAGTACACCCATTACCTTATTTCTCTGCTCATCGGTCCATGGACGATAATCAAAGTTGCCTAATTCAGGTGCATCCTTAATGTAACCAAGAATTGCAGTTCTACCAGCATCATCAGTTGTTACTGATTCTCCGCCGATTGCCATTGCAGTTCGGCTACCTTGGAATTTACTAGAATCATAATTAGGATAACCACCTTTCTTTGAAATTACTAATTCAAAATTCTTTCCTTCAAACGGATCGAATACTTGAGTTGGTTCATCAAACTGAGGATTTAATTCCTCATCAATCTTAGCCTTAATCTTGTAACCAAATTTCATTACTTTAATTTGGCCTTCAAGATCTCTGTTCTGTGGATCCTTTACGATTTGAACCAATGCATAAAATACTTCTCTACGCTTAAGCCCTTCTGACATCTTTTTATCTACAGCAGATTCTGAGTTTCTAAGTTTAAAGAACATATCCTGTACCGGACATTTATCTCCAACAGTTGAAGGTGAGTCTGCGTAAAATCCGTTGCCATCTCTATCTTCTAACCAATAGACATATTTACGAACGAAAGGTTTACGTGGATTTTTTACATTAGGAAGAAACCTAATTAGTGAACGGTAAGTACCGTCTTGTCCCTGATCGGGTTTTGGTGTGTACAGATCGCTGCTTGGTGCAGGTCTGTCTCCAGTGTCAAGGTCCTTGACGCTTACACTGAAAATGTCGAATTCATTTGCCATTTTAATTGCCTTTTTATTTTACTTTGTTATTAATTAATGGATATAACGCAGCGCTGCCTATTTAACTTGCCCGGGAATTGCCAATATACTTTGCCTTGTTATATGCCTGTTTATAAGTCACTGAATAATCAGTTCCTTTGTTATTTATATATTCATATCTCTATTTAGTTTCACACTAAACAGAAAAAAATTATTCTATAATAGCAGTTACATCGGAATCTCTAATACTAAATATCTTTTCACCGTTGTAAGTAAATTCAGTACCTGCTAAGTCATGAAATAATACCGTCATTCCTATTTTATAATCCGAATCTTCTATATCTTCACCAACAGATAATATAACACCTGAATATGGTGGTGCATACTGGCCTTCAGATTTTGGTACATAGATGCTCCCAATTTTTTCTGGTTGTTCATCTTTTTTAAGAAATATTCTATTTTTTATTGCCTTTATCATAATTTTCTGAAACTAAATTCTAAACTCTATATATAAAATATACCTAATTAAAGAAAGAGAAGTATCTAATTACTAGCATTTAAGTATATTGTGGTTTTAAGGTATAAAGTATTTTACTGTTCACTTTCCTTTTTCTTATTCGCGTTTAATATAAAGTACGCATCTACAAGGTCATCTATTGGTTTAGGGATCTTTTCTGTAAAGTCTTTACCTTGAGTCCATTTCCACAATTTAGTTTTCCTTAAATCACTATCATTAAAAACATCGTCTTGAAATGCCTTTACCATGTAATGTTTATTTGCATTACCTTTACCTGCTAATTTTTTAACATGTGATGGTTGATAAATTGAAATATTTTCTACACCCCAAGAGTTTACAATTTCGTTTCTTAAAAAGGTATTATATTGAACTATGTCAATAAAAGAATTACCTTTTGATCCATAAGAGAATCCTTCTAAAGCAACTCTATGATCTTCTGTGCCATATAATGTTATTAAAATATTTGAAATTAAGTCGGCTATGTTTTGGCCATCTGTGAGTTTTTCTCGTTCCCTAAGTAAAAAGTCTTTATCTTTAACTTGTCTATAATAAGGGAATCCTAATATTGTTTTATTATCCATTAATTCTTTATGAACCGAGAATGATTTAGGTATTTTTCTACCCTTTTCATCCCACACCCTATTACCATAATTAAAGAATGTAATAAATGTGTATTTGCCTTTATGGTCCTGTGTACATGCACCTGGACTATTAAGAGAAAAATCTATACCTGAGTAAATCAATTATATTGAATTAAATGCGTTTACCTAATACTGCGCCTAATGCAGCACCAATTAATCGACTAGTTAATAAATCGTACAAGGCTCCTTTTTGAATACCGAGTACCTTTGCAATGGCCTTTCCTACTGTTTTACCTAAAGCAAAACCAGTAAGACCACCTAAAACAGATCCTAATATACCTTCATTAATTATTTCTTCCATAATAACTTCTAAATCTTTTCCGTTATTATGTTCTTCCATAATTCTGTCTACTGCGTTATCTATAGCAGTTTCTTGCTCCTCAGTTAAATCGTGAGATTCATTTAGTAAATTTTGTATATTAACTGAATCATCTGTTGATTCTGTAAGATAGTCTTTAAATGTTTTCATTGCTTTTCTATTTGTTTATATATTAAGTTAAGTTAACTATAGTTTCTAAAACGTTGTAGCTAAATTCAATATCAAATGTTTGAAATTCAATTGTGTTACTTGAGAAGTTTAAATCTAACGCACTAACACCGGTCATTATCATATCTTTTAATTGAACAGTTACAAATATTTGCCCTTCACCATCAATCATCTGTAAACCAACACCTTCAGGTACAAATGGAGTTTTACCGCTCTGCTTATAATAATAATCAAAAACATCAACAGCCATCCAATAATTAATCCAACCATCAAAGGCTTGCATTGTAACGGTTAGCGATTTATCAAAAAGTTCTTGTTTAGGTAAACTAGTTCTAAATTTTCTGGTATTACCTGGAAAGTCATTTTGCGATACTGGGTCAAAGCTAGGTCCTGGTAAATTCATTGCTTGTATACCGTAATTAAAAAAGTCTATAGGTTCTTTAATCATTGAACCTGGCATGCGATTTAAATATGATTTATACTTATCTGCAATTTCCTTTGGAATAAAATTTCTAGGGAATTCAAATTTAAACTGATTATTTCTTGCGCTTAGTAACATATTATTTTATTTTTATACGAGATCTTCTAAGAAACTTAAAAGAGAAGATCGCCAACGTCGAAAACGCCCGACCCTCCTGTTGTTCCCTGTGTTCCCTGTAAACCATCGCTGGTGACAGGATTACTTGCTGTATTGAACTCTTCATTCAAAGCAGATGCGTTTTCCCAATAAGAAGTATCATTAATATTAGAAGCAGCGTTGTTCACTATTTCATCTATACCTGCTTGTTGTATTATTCGAGATTTAATAGAGGTTACTGATGATTGCGCAGCTGCTGCCTCTGCTGCTATTATATCTGACTGTGCTTGGCCTAGTTGTTCATATAGTAAAGCGTTTTCATCACTTAATGAAATATTTGATTGCTCTAATAGATTTAATGTTGCTAGCATTTCTGATATTGTTTGATCTCTTTGCCCTAATGTAGTGTTCAATTCATCTATTTCACTCTGTAATCTAGATAGCTCTTCAGAATACAGTAATGATTGTGCATTCATTTTTGTTGTTAGTCTTTCTTGTGCTGCATCAGTTAAACCTAAAAACGTACCAGTGTATAAAACACTTTCATCACTAATACCAAATTCATCTTCCATTCTAGTCGATATGTAAAAGTTTTTATTATCTAATGATAATATCTTTTTTGAATTTTCTTTGTCTATTCTAAATAAAACTTGACCTTGCGCCAAGTCTACATTTTCAACTTGTGTCCAATTAGGAATTCGTATTTCATCGTTTTCACCAACAAAAACCAAAGTAAGAGTACCAACATTACTCAAATCAATCGGGGAATCTGCTAAGTCACCATTTTCACCAGTCTCATCAAATATTGTAAAAATTACATAATCATCAAATGGTGAAATTCTTATTTGCCCATCGCCTTGTGGTAACGGTTCTGCTGTAGGATTAAGAGATGTAAATCTTTTAAAGTATTCAGCTTGGTTAGCTGTAACTGTCTCGTTAGTTTGTACTGCCATCTTCTGTATCTGTTATTGTTTGTATTTTAGCTGGTGAAATTGCAGCCTTTACGTTTATCCTATCTCTAAAAGTAGTAACATACTTATTTTTTATAACTAATTGTTCAACTATTTCAGTAGATGTCTGTCCTGGGTTATTTCCAACACCTCCATTATTAACAATAATATTTGAACCATCATCATTAGCCAATTGGTTATATACATTAGCAACAGTAGGAACTACACCTAAATTAATTTTCATTAATCGTCTACCATATTTTTTAACATCAAACGAAGTTAGTTTTGCTGATTTTAAAATCTGTGTATTATCTGCTCTATTGTATAATCTTAATAAGTAATTAATTGAAAAAGATGTAGCAATAGCACTGTTTAAAATAATAGGCCTAAATAAAATAGGATTATCAAAATTAGTAGTTTGTGTAAATACCTGAGTACTAGTTTTAACAAATGAAGTATTTATTTGTTCACTTACATTAATTTCATGAAATACTACATAGTCACCACCTGATGAATTTAACTGAGCAATAAAATTAGAAAAAGTAGAACCTGTTACTTCACCAGATAATTCAAAATAATCTCCACCATCTGCCTCTACAACACTTGCATATAGATTATCATAAATATCTCTACTAGGTAAACTTACTGCATTTATTTCCTCTACATTATAATAGTTATAACCGTTATCAACAACCGTTTCATAAATACCAGTAGCTTTAAATGTAATGGTAGGTGTACTAAGAAATCCTTGCCCTTCAGTTAAACGATATCCTAAACCGTTAGGTACAGTATTACTGAAACTGTTATTCATAAAGAATAATGAAGGTATTCTCCATTCTATGTATGTAGCATAAAGATTATCATTAATTAAAACTGGATCTGGATTAAATACAGGCGTATCAGTCTTTAAGAAATTTATAGAAGATAAATTAAGTAAAGTACCATCTCTTCTAGGAACTAGCGTTTCAAATATTATTCCGTCATAGCCTGTAAAAGTAAACCCTGCAACAAAATGTACTCTTATTTTATCATATGCTATATTTTGCTGTGGGTTAAATGTCTGTAGTAAATTTGCACTATCAGTTAACTCAGGATCAAAGTCATTATAAGGTACACCAATATCAGTATCTAAATATGCATATTGTGTTTTATTTTTATTAATCGCTGCTGCTGAAATGTCACGATAGTTACCCATCTCTGCAGATACACTATCAGTATTAAAAAGATAGCTACCATCAGTATGACCATCTCTCATTATCTCTATAGGATAAATGGATGTATTAAGTTCCGTTGGGTTAGTTTGACTAGTGTATATGTACTCTAATAAAATACCGTCGGATAATTGTATAAATTTAGATGATTCCATTCCTTTTATTTATTTACCATTGTAAAAACTTTGGTGTATAATTTAAACCAATGCCTACATATGGGCTTATCTGCTCACCGCTTAAACCAACACCTAACTGTAAACCTAAGCCTAATGTTTTTCTATTTTCATATTGTAAACTTTTAAACGCTTTACTCTTTTGGTCAATTAATATTCCTTCAGCACTATTAAATGTAGTTCCAGGATAATCGGTTAAAAGATTTACAAATAATTCTTTTGATTTAGTATCTTTAATTAATGATGCAGTTAAAAATATATTTTGTTCTAGTCCTATACTAGCATTACCAAACGATATAAGACTATCGGAAGTTTCATAAGGTATTATAGCATCAATCGTTCTAGAACTTTTACCCCATTCTTTTTTATCTGAAAATGTTAAAGCTGAATTAAAATCACCAATCACCGTATTTATAACAGTATCGAGTATAAACACAGGTACTTCTACAATAACCTCTTTAATAACAGTCTCGGTTTTAATTATAGTTATTGGCGGTTTTCCTTTTTCAAATTCTAATTCATTTTCAATTTCTTCTATCGATAAATTTAAAGCCATTATCTCAGCTACCGCATTACCGTTAGCATCAATATAATTTTCAATTGTGTCTAGTGATGCTTTCCAATTATTTTCAACTCGGTAAACTTCATTCTTTGCATCATCAGTAGCTTGGCACTGTCTTAACAGCAAAATACATAACACTACAATACCACCTAATAAAAACATCCTTGTATTTTTAGGGTCAGTTATTATAGCTAATATATTTCTTAATATTATCATATGCTGTTTTCGTATACTTGTAATAATTTATAAGGAGTAACTTCACTCTCTCCATATTTCTTTATTAATTTATCCATAAACTTTTTTTCATTAGTTTTCATGTCCTCTAATTCATCAAAAAGATTATCTCTTTTCTCTGCTAGACTTTGGATACTTTTTTGCATTAGATCGATCGAAGTTTCTATTTCCTTATATCTATCTACAAAATTTATTAATTCTTTAGTTTCTTTCTTTGTCATTTTTAATTAATATTAAGGGTTAGCTATTTCATATGTAAACGTAAATCTATGATAAGATTGATATATGGCATTTCTACTTCCTTCAGGGGCTGATGGTGCATTATTGTTAATTGGGCCTAATGCTGTTCCATTATTACCATCAGTATCAACTACTAGTCTAGTATTAGCTGGGTTTGAATGAAGGTTAATCCACATATGAGTACCACTTCCATTAGTATCATGTGCTGCTGCTGGGTCAGTTTGAGATCCACCCTGTACTTCACCTGATGTTTGCGCGACTGGAACTGTGCTACCGACAGTAATATTTGTAGCCATCCAAGGTAATTTACCGTAACTAGTTCCTGTACCATTAGTACTGAAACCACCACCTGATTGGTTAATTGCATTTTTAATAGCTTGACCACCACCTCGTGGACCACCATGGCCATCACTATTGATGAGACCGGTAGCAATACCTGATATATTAACGTTACTTACAGCTCCATACAGAGTACCTGTTACTAGGCTGCTATCCGTAGAATTACCTGCACCACTTACTTGCATAGGAAGAGGTATCGGTCCTATGAATACATTTGCGATAGGTAAATCCAATCCAGCTGGGCTAGTGGATCCACTTAATGAACTATAATCACTTGTACTAAAAAGAGAACTCCAATAAGGATAAAGATCTATAGATGTATTTGAAGTACTTGATTCACCGTTCGGTGCTAAAGGTGATCGATTAGTTATAAATCTAATCAAACCACTACCTGTTACAACTCTACCAACCCTCATCCATTGATATCTATATTGAAAGCCAACTGGAATCTTAGGCGTTAGACCAGCGGTAGTCCATGCAGCTACACTAGGTTGAATATCTGCATTTTGGTATAAGTCAACAGTACTTGACCACCCCTGTGAGCCACTCATAAATGTCTGTTCTTGGATAGTAGGGCCGCTATATGCACCACCAAACTTGGAGATATAATGATCTCCTACATAATCACCCCAAACCTTAAACGTTTGTCTATGTCTATATTGATCTCCTACATTAACACCACCATAAGGACCGTCAGGTACCGGGCTTTGCGGCCAGTTCTGGAAAGCTGAAGTCTTTGTTAGAGTTAAGCCTTGGTTAAGAGTAAGCCCTGCAACGAGTGCGCTTCCAGTACCTCCTGTCGAATTAAAGTTTCCTCTATTATAACCAATACCATATAAATGAGTTGTACCGCTTACATTATTTCCACCTTTGTTAGCAGATGCACCAAATTCGTCTTGGTTTAAACCAATAGTTACACCACTACTAGTCTCTCCTGCGTTACTAATTCTAGTGCTTACTGTATCAGCAGTACCCCATATTCTTACAGATGACTTCATAGGAGCTATGTTCGGGAATGGGAGATTTGGCATCGTGGCAGATGCGTTGTCTGGTGAGTATATCCATACTCCTCCAGCATAAGCACCGCTTGCAGTAGTACCACCATTTATATGTAATACACTCTCAGGTTCTTGTTCAATGTTTATTGCAGGACCGACGGTAGAAACCGGCGCATAAGGACCTTTTATCATTGCACCACCTGGGAATCGCTTCCATGGGTCAGAACCTGTGCCTACTTCAGCACCTAAAAGACCTAATCTTATTGTAGGATTATTAGAACCACTACCACCCGTAGGCCCATCAGATGCACTAATTACTATAGCAGGTTTATCAAAATTATTGCTTATATAGCTAGGATAGCCAAAGTATGCTGTTTTAGGTACTAGACCACTAGAGCTAGTAGAAGCTATAGTTATAACTGGGGTTGGTTCTACTGCAGTTCCTGTATCTACTGATATTTTAATATTACCACCAAGTCCTCCAGAATCAGGTCCTGTTGATAATGATAAATCTTGTCCTTTGCTACGAAGAGATAAGTACCCAGATCCATTTGCACCAGAATCTATATCAATACCACCTCCTAAGCCAGGATTTAATGCATTAAGATTTATATTACCTGCGCCCATACCACTACTACTATCGGTAACCAAGTTAATAGCCTTTGCGGTTTGGTATGTAGACAATGGATTATATACAGCTCCATAACCTGCTGCTATTGTTACACCTAATTGATCATTAGTTAGCGTAGAAATTAATGCGCCGGTTGTATTTACACCATCATAATCATTTCCAATTACTACCCCTCCGGCACCACCACCATTAAGATATGCGCCGTCATCGCCTATTAATCTAATTAATGCACCCTCACTCTTAATTGTTGCATTTAGATTAGATCGTAATAATATAAATTCAGTTGCATCGACTTGGATTATACTCGACTCTATTAAAGTAATACCATCATAAATTCCTGAAATCGCACCTGGTAACAAAATATTACCACCACTCTGTATTCGATTAGCAGCACCTGCCCCAATACTAACAAAATTTAATTTAGCACCGTTACCACCTGCCATTGTGTTCAATTCAATATTTAAATCCGATGTTTCAATTCCACCACCGATACTAGTACCACCACCTTTAACACCTGTTGTTAAATCAATCGACAAACCAGCTCTCAGATTTAATCCTCGTTCTGATGCGTTTAATTTTATACCGTAAGTGTCAGTAATACTTCCTGGAGCAGTAGCAGTTTTTCTTGTAGTTAGAAGTAATGAATCATCTGGCGCTAATTGAATTCCTGCTAATAAAGTTGGATCGTCTTGTTCAAAGTTGTCACCTATACCAGTTTCACCACCCATGAACTTGATTGCGCTTACACCACTATCTTGTTGATGTACTAACATTGACATTACCGTAGTATCAACATTACCAGCCATATCAGTACTTAAATTAAACTTGGCATTAAACCCAGCTTGACCAAAAGCAATATCGGTCGGTGAAATAGCACCTATTACTACCGATGATAATCCACCATTTCCTGATGTAGCACCTGATGTACCACCAATTATTGCAGGGTACAAAGCATTTTGATATGCTTGTACATAAGTACCTAGTGGATTATTACCAAATGAATCCCATCCAATGGATACACCAGCAGGTCCTTGTGGACCAGTTAAGTTAGTATTTGTAATGCCCCAATTAACGCCATCATATTCCCATACTTGACCATTGGCTTGTAAGTAAAAATCATTATCTAATAAATTAGGTGAAACAATAATCGTATTAGGATCAGTTCCTGGGCTAACTGTAAGGTCTTGATACCATTCAGTTCCTCTTTCACCACGCCCACCAATAGGACCAGGTAAACCTTGTGGCCCAAATGGACCAGGTGCCCCTCCTCCATTTAAAATAAGTTGATCAAAATTAAAATTTACTTTATCAACGAATTGAGAAATAGTATCTGAGGCTAATATTTCTTGTATGGTAATTGCCATCGTATTCTTATTTTTTAACTATAGTAACACTAAATCCAAACGATTCAGTAAAACCTGTCCTTTTGTTATATATTAGGCTAAGATCAAATGGATTATTATTTATTAATCTTGACCCAACCGCTGTGTTTATACTTAATCCAGCAGCGGACTTTTCTACGTTTGTTAATGATGCAGTAGAATAATCAATAGGGCTGTTATCCCTTGTGCTTTTTACATAAAAATCTATATTACCTACTTTATATAATTGTAGTATATTTTGAGTAATATATCTTATTACATCATCGTCAATAGTATCTAAATTACCGAAACTAAATTCAGGCTTTATGTATTTTACAAACTGTTCTTTAATAGGGTTAAATAAAAATTCAATTAATCTTTTCTGTATAAAATTAAAAAATTTAATTGATGTATCATTTTCACTAGTCATAAATGTACCTTCTATTAATGAAGGCTGGTTTATAGCACCTTTTACGAATGGTGAGTATTCAAATGTTTCTAACTCAATTTGCTCAGGTACTTTTAAATATTTAGAACCAAAAAATGATTTCTTTTCTGTCATTGCTCTGGTACCAATAACAGATTCTACTTGAGATTTATCTATACTCTTCCTAAAGTAAGACGGCTCCCAGTTCGACGCAAATGCGTAAAAGTTTCTGTTAGCAATTCCTACTTCATTAATTAAAGGGTATAAACTTAAGAATGCACTGTCAATAGAAAGCTCTAATACAGTAGACGGATCTTCTTCATTAACTTTATGATAAAATAAATTCTTTATTTGCCCAAAGTTACTAACATCACTAGAATTAAATTGAGTGTTTGTATATCTACATAGTTCTAATACTTTCTCTTTATATATAGCATCTTCTGGTATAGGTGGACTAAAATCAACATTAAGATAAGGGTCTCTAAAATATAAAATATCTAGCGCAGTTGGTTGATAATAACCTGCATGCCTTCCTATTGGGGTTATCCTAGGTTTTGTTTGTAGCGAAAGACCATAACCAATAATATCCGTTAAGTTAAATACAGTAGGTTTAGCAGGATCAGGTAATGCCCCAATATAAACAGATTTTAAAATATCCTCTTGTGACCTTAATTCAATAGCAAACGTTTGTGCAATGTTTCCATCAGAATCCAATATACGATTACCGTCTTTATCAATAGTTTCATAAATTATAGATGGATCTCCTAAATTAACATTATTAAAAAGTGTAGCAGAACCAACATCGGTTAATCTAGTAGAATAAGCATCAAACCCACCACCAAGAGTAGTATATGAAGTTTGTACTAAAGATGATGTTGTTGGTATACCACCACCAGGGAAATACTGCACGCCATTTTTTGTTAGAGTAGATGCATAAAATTCAGTGTTAGATACTACTCTTACTATATCACTTATTTGAAATTGGTCTACTCCTATTGTAAATTGTATCGTGTTAAATAAACCATCGCTACCTCTCCTAATGTCAGTTAAAAATCTAGTAGCATTACCATTTATATCAGGAATACCTTTTATAAGATATGCATTAATACTAGGTTCAAACTGCGCAGCATTTAAAGCAATGGCCCCATTTAAAAAACCCTTTGTATAAATATATTCATTTGTTACTGCATCTATTTCAGGTTTACATTCATTAGTTAGCGGAGGTGTGCTTTGTGTTACATATTCATTTCTTAAAGAATATAACGCAGTTCTATCAATAATTTGTTCACCGTTATTAAAACATGCATTATCTAAAGTTAAAAAGATCATCATTACAACAGTCTTCCACTTTTCATTTTTTACAAATTTTATTTGTGTAGTAGGTTTATCTGGTGCGTTAGGTATAAGCATTACAGAAAATCTATAATCATTAAAACTACCATCAGTGAGATATTTTAATGACCTAGCATTAAAGTTAGGTTTATCTTTAGGATTAGCTTTTGATTTTGCTATAACTCTAACACCTCTTAAAAAGGCTTCTGAAAAATTCTTTTCATCCCCACCGCTAAATCTACCATATCTAAGTTGTCTATCTATTAAATTAATAACTCCACCCGTAACAAATTTATCAATAATAAAATAATCATTAAAATAATCTTTATTAACTTTTTGAAAAGTACCTGGTGTATAAACAGCTCCTGTTATAGGATTAGCTTCAATAGTATCAGATGGTGCATAATCAATATAACTCCAAGAGCTCTTAATTGCTTCATTACCAAAATATTCAGGAAATTCACATAAGTAATACCACTCATGAGTAAACCCTTGTGCTATTTGGCCTACTTCCCATTTAGATGGTGCAAAATTATTTTGGCCAAATGCCTCATTGACATTCAAGCTATACGGTAAATTTCTAACATTTTTACCATCATTTACCCAAGACCATTTATTTATGTAAGGAATGATCCTAGAAGCTGTTGCTTGTTGTATTAGGTAATTTTCCTCAAGCCTATCGTATTCGGATTTTATAACAGTATCAAAAGTTTCGTCAGGTGATGCGTCTTTTAACAATCCTATTAACCTAGCAAAACCACCATCATCATAAAATGCTCTAATTTCCGGGTTAGCACTAACGTTAGTATAAACACCATCATCACTTGTTTGATTATAATTCATAAACTCGAAATTAAGTTCACCTAATTTACTATACATAGTACTATAAAAATCATAATCAAAATCTTTAATAGGAAATATTGAAAATCTACCGAACGATGATCTATAATCAGAATATAGTGCAACCTGACCACTGCGGGTAATATTTATTTGATCGTCATTAAGTGTTATTATTACATTTTCGTCTACACCTTCATAGCCTATAATTTTACCAACTTTGTTTCTTATAGGATTATCCAGATAAGGTACCCAATCACCAATTTGAGCAAACCCATCTTTAGATTGTATCCAATTACCTTTTATGAATCTATTCTGATCACCGTTTGTAACTTTAAGTAAAGATCCTTTTACATCATTTCCTCCTACAAAGTTTTTAGTGTCTTCTGCTACTGACGATAAAGGATATGTTAAAATTGAGTTTACCATTAATGGATAATCTACAAAATCCATCTTAAAGCTTAGTCTATTAAATCTATCTCCAGCAAATCTTGATTGAACAAAAACAGTACCGTTGTTATAAGAAGCTTCAAAAAATCTAGATTCTAGAGGTATACCAATATTGATAGCAGATGTAATAGCTTTAGCAATTTCTTCGGGTGTACCGTTAGGATTAAAAAATTGAAACTTACTCTTGCCTGGTTCAGGTACCTCTATTGAACTAGCACCTATTTGGCCTACTTCATTAATACCATCATAAAAGGTAATTCTAAACCCATCAGTTAATTCATCTAATATATCAAACTTACATGTGGCTTTACCCTGCTGTGGTAAGATTTGTGCATTAGCATAGGTATCAGGGTATTTAAATCCAGCAAGAACTGAAATGTCAATTTTAGTGTCAAAAATTCTTATTTCGTTATTACCCCATAACGAGCCTTTTTTAACTGTATGGAAACTATTATTCTTATCCTTAATATAAAATATTGATTCTACTTCATTCACCCTCTGTGGTGTAGGTAACCCTGTAATAGTTGTAGTTTTGGCAGGATCTAAATAAATAAGCATACCGTTAGTGTTTGTCATTTCAAACGGTGTATTAAGTTGCTCGGATACTTCAGTTATTGTTTTAATTTTAGGTAACTGAGTTTTTTCTGTATTTTTATAAAAACCTTCACCTGATATATCAAACAACCCTTCTTCTATTTCGTTTACATATAAACCAAAATAGCGATTAATAGAATAATCAGGAGCATCTGCATCAGAAAACAAAAATTCTAAATTTACTAAGTTAGCCAATAGTACACCGTTTCTCTGAAATCCTTCAGTAAAGAAGGACTCATTTTGTATTATTGTAGCATCCTTTGTTATTAAATCATTATATGCAAAACTACCATTTGCTGTAAATCCGCCCTTTGCATAATTAATACCTGCCCACTGTAAAGGTTCGTCATTTCTCCATGAAATATTTAAAGGTGTTTCTGGAAAAGATTCTTGGTTTCTGTAGTTTCTTATATAGGAACCCAATAAACTATTACTGCTTAAATCAAATGTTTTGATTGCAGTGCAATTCTCAAGAACATTTTTTGTAAATGCAGTAGATGTTTGTGCGTCTAAATAATTAGTATTTTCTAAAGATTCATTTATATTGTTTACCGCTGCTGGGTTGTCTATTCTAAATATTACAAAATTATTAGGAATCTGTTCATTTAACCAAAGCGGTGATAACATCCCTAAGTTTTCAGAATATGCTTCTGAGGCAACTGACCTTGTACCAGCAGAATAAAACATTTCATACTGGTTTTGGTATTGTGAAAGAACTGATATATCTTGAAATTCTTGAAATACTTCATATGCTAAGTCTTTTGGAAATTTACCACCTTGAAAAAATTTAAAAACATCTCTATCATAAGTATCATCACCACTTACTTTAAACGCTTTAAATGTAGATGAAGCTAGCTGAGTATTTGCACTAAAAGATTCTAAGTATATGTTATCACCATTACTAACTATCTTAACATTACCTGTTAATTTAGGATTTGTTCTAATTATACCATAAGAAGCCTTGTCTAAAAGTTTTTCAGCCATTTATCTTTCTCTTTTTTTATTTATTCACCAAAGATAAAGATAAAATAAATTAAGAATGTTATTAACCTATTGGTCCAGCACCACCGTTAACATTAGCAAGTTGTATCCTAGAAACTCTTGTTTGATTTACTGAAGGGTTTAATCCTGCTACTACTTTTTCTAAATCGTTTAATCCTTTAGTTACTGTCTGCGATGGGAATACATCTATATTTAAATTATCCGATCTGTATTTAGCAAAAACCTCAATGTCATACTGGAATACACTTTGATTATTAGGGTATAAATCGAAACCAAGCTTCTTGGTGTATGTTACGTTTACAGTAGCTCCAGTAGAATCACCTGCAATATTACCTATACCTCCAGATGAACCAGCTCCTGTACCAAAATAGTCTGTCATTCTATACTGAAATACTAAAGGTATATTAATAGAATTTTGCTGACCAAATTGTACAACCTCTTCAGATTGAACCGAGTCTCCATCTACTTGAATATTTTGATGGGTATCGGTCGATACAAATAAATAAGAACCACATGATTGCTTACCTAATAAATATTGGTCAAAACTATCAAATGCAGTTTTTACATTTCTTTCATACCCATCACCACCATTAGTAAGATCTGGATTTAATGTAGCATTAGATAAATTAGGTACGGCTACTAATGATGGGCTAGCGGCTAGTGATGTATTATTAGCATCATTAAAAGTAACAGGTTCAGTTAAACCTAATGCAATAAGATCTACTGCATTTTCATTTAAATATATTGATTGTTGTTTACCATAGCTTTCATCTGATTGCAAAGGTATAAACTTTGATTGTCTAAATAAAACATTAGCGGTTCCTGCACCAGATGTTGCAGATGCACTAGTACAATCAATAGCACCTACCTGCACTTCCGGTAAAGTTGCATTAACACCACCTAAGGTATCACCTGTTTGTAAAATATAATTTGATCTAAATGCAGCATAACTTTTAACATATGGGTGTTCAGTATGTACATCAATTACATCATCATTACCTGCTACATAACCGCTAGTAGTAAAAGGTGCTCCTGTTGCATCAAATCCACCTCCCCAGAAAAAGTCAGTTGCTAAAGCTGTATTTGAAGATGCATTTCTACCATAAAAATTTTCTGCTTGGTCTAGGTTTACAATAAAGTCACCATCAGGGTTTCTATAACTATAAAAGTTATCTTCTGATGAAACATCACTAAATCTACTATATAAGAATTGGTTTTTATTTTGTGCTGATTGATATGGTGCAATAGAAACATCCTGCCCAAATCTCCATGAATTACTCGTAGCCGGGTTAGTTAATAAGATTGGGGTTAAATCATATTTTCTAATTGTATTATAATCAGCATCATCAGCCGTGTATGTATTAATACCTGAGCTTTGGTTTATTGAACTATTATCTAGCCATGAATATGTTGCAGGCAAAATGGTAGCGCCATTAGTAACATCTGCATTAGTGAGATATGGGCTTATTGGCGGATTTTCAGATTGCTTAACCATTCTAGTTCTATTACCTGCAATCCTAGCTATTAATCTTAGTCCAGTTTGTGCAGTGTTTGCAATATTAATAAAGAAAGTTTTTGATATAATTGCACCTCTAGGATCATCTAAGTTAGCGACCTCTTGTGAATAAAATCCAGCAAAAATACTTGTTGTTGCATTTCTATTAAGATTTGTAACATTACCTTGATCATCTACCAAAGTAGTTTGTAATTCACCTTGTGCAGATTGTAAAATCTCAGAAAACAAATCTAACTGATTTTGCATTTCCGTTAACTTAGTAAATAAATCAATAGGCGTCTGATTCTCAGATAAAAACCCAGATGCAATAACCGGAGATGAATGTGCATAATATGTTTCATTAGCAGTAAATGAACTACTTAAATGTTCTTGTATACCCAGTTCATTTAAATCTTGTTCTAAAGAAACTTTTGCTAAGTCTTGTTGATTTTGGTTTATGATTGCTTCAGTAGCATTATCAGAGCTAAGATCTGCAGGAAATGGAATTATAGCAGCGATTGACCAATCACTCTCTAATGGGTTAGATGGCCATCCAGCCTCACTTATAGATTTAACTTGTACTTCAACCTGTTCACCTTTTCTTATAGGTATATCTAGTTGATTAATATTTACTGACTCTGCATTATCGGAGTCAATAGGTACCCATTGATAAACACCAGTTAAAGAATTTTTAACCCTAGGTCTTAGTGTACTTTCTATTATTGAATAATTTGAAAACGCGCCTTGTGATGTACCTGAACCGTCTTGAAATTCAAATTGATTAACAGGATTTGCCACACCGTCATTAGATAAATAACGATATCTTATTTTAAATTTAACAATAGACTGTGGCCCTGTTGCTGGGGTAGATTTTTCTAATGGCATTGACCAAAAACCTCTTACTCTATATTTAGGTGCAATGCTTGATACAGAATTATCTTTCGCTTTTGCATCTATCTCTTTTACAACAGATGAGTATAATTCAGCCTGAGAAGATCTTTCTGTAATTAAACCTTGTAATGCATTCTTGTCAGCATCTCTTTCTACTTCAGTAGAATAATTAGTGGTTTGTATTTTAGTTCTACTTTGCTGAATCGCCACATCGAGTTCCTTTAAGGTAGACTCAATAGTATTCTTTTGATTATTTAAATCAGTAAGTTCAATTATAGCAGGTGAATCGCTTACTTGTGCATTAATTAATTTAACACCAAAATCTTCAGTATTTATTGTAGGTGAATTAGGCTTAATTCCTTCTCTTGTTGTTGGGATTTTATCATCCGCAAAAGAAAGTAACATTGATCCAAAATCAATTGCACTCTGCTGATAATATTCTGCTAATGTTTGACTAGAGCCGGCTGCATTAATAGTAGTAAGTGTATTTGTATAAAACGAACTACCTGGTGACCAATTTACTGAAGGTATTTTAGAATTAGGATCTATTGGTTTTACAAAAGTAACACATCTTTCATTAAATCCTACAGTAACATCTACTTGTACATTGTCTTCTACTGATGATGCGATTTTTAGCATATCAGAACCAATTAAAACAGGATCAGATCCTTCAACTAATTCTAAGATAACTGTATTTGTGCTAGAATCTAATTTAGTAACTTTATATCTTGTACTAATAGGATCGCTAATTACTTCAAGACTATCACCAACTGCTAGCTGAATAGTATCACCAAAATTTGCCTCAGAGTCAGTATAAAAAATCTTATTTAATTTATATTGCTTTTTTTGTGATACTACAGTAACACCATTTACTTCTTCCGTAACAGTAGCATCCGATATTCTAAGTACACTAAAATTACCAGTATATCTTTTGGACCTAGGCGGTAAATCAACAACTGCTTCATCTAATACATATGATATATTTCTTTCTACGATTTGTTGTAAAAAAGTAGTGTAATTTATATCTGATCGCCCTTCATAATTACTATTAAAATAATTAATCTTAGATTGCGTGTTAGTATTAAGTATGTATCTTCTTATGATTGCTCTTTCAGTATCAATAGGTACTTGGCCAGTTAAATCAAAAGATACATATAATAGAGGATTTATTAATTCTTCAAAAAACCAATTAGGCTTTACATTAAATCTCTCTACTGTATTAATGCTAGATAAATCACTAGCCTCAACAGGTAACTGTGCCAATACTAACTTTCTAAATGTACCATCAGATAACCTTATAGAACTATTTGATCCATTTACATTTGTAATTGTATTAAGATTATTATCTAATCTATCTATTGAATTTTTAAGAAAGCCAAAACTTGGAATAGTAACTCTAGAATTTGTACCGTTATCATTTTGAATATTAATTGTAACAGATTCATTACTTGAAGTTATGGCCTGATTAACCTTTTCAAAACTCTCTAAAGAATTATTAAATAACCTTAGAAGCTCAGGTAAAAGTGTTGATATTGAATTATTTTCAGCCATTAGTTATGCTTTCTTTTATTATTTATTTAATTACGTCATACACAAAATTTAAGATGCCTTGTTCTGTGCATATAAATTCTATGATAGGTTTTTGTGATATATCTATATTTGTTATAACACCCATAGAAACTCCAAATGAACCAGTATTTAATCTACTTTGTGCATCTGTCCAAACTCTGATATTTCTTGAACCTATATTTAGATTATTATTAAATACCAATCTTAAAGTTTGTCCCGTTGACCATTGTATGTCAGTATCATCTATATAAACATTTAAATCTCCACCTGCTTCATTAACAGTATCTAATCTTAGCATATTTGTATAAATCCTAAGGTCTGAAAATACTTGCGGTGTCGCTTGGTTTAAATTAAGAGGATTAGATGTAGTAATTTCTAATTGATCTTTGTCAAAGGGAACCATCAAATTATATTCTTGGTTTGCTAATGAAATGGTTATAAGGTTTGGTGTATTGGTATCTACATTTATTCCTGTGCCTTGTCTAATTACATTAGTGTTATATTGTAATGTAATAGGAACATTTCCATTTGCCAATCCTTGGATTTCATCAGAGTTCTTAGCTATTAAATCAAGCAGAACAGTATCATTAGCAAAAGCAAGATTGGCATTATCCAATTGTCTTTGTATACTGTTAAGTTGTGCTTGTAATGAAGTAACATCAGAAACATTTGTTATCTGATTTTCTAATGACTGTACTTTTTGATCCAGTTCAGAAATTTCTAATTGTTGGGTCTGAAATATTTTTGCTGATTCTTGAAGTTGTGCAGTCGCTTCACTGAAGAGCTGCATTGAAAATGTATTATAGTCATTGACAATTGTATCGATACCGGCCGTTCCTGGTGAAGCATCAAATCGTAAATTGATTTTAAATCCATAACTGTTTCCATTCTGTCCTGTAACTTTATTAGGTTTATATTTTGGGTATCTTTGGATATAACCACCATCAGTTGTAGGTGTTATGTTATCTACTAATAAAATACCGTAAAGGTTAGTAACAGTATTTGCTGTGTTACTAGTGTCTACTAAATCGTAATAAACCAATACCGCATTAAATTCAAATGTACTTGCTAAATCAGTTCCATTAAATTGAGGTATTGTTGCAATTGTTGGATCTGTTATAATCTGCTCATAATCGTTAGGTGTAAAATCTACAGAAATACCATCTAACTGAGACCTAACATAAGCAGAGCCATTAAATCCAACGGGATTATTATAATCACTAGGATATTTTTGTATATCAACACTGATTGGTGATGTGAATGTTATAGGCTCGGTAAAATAAGAATCTAATGATGTTGGCGGCGTAGGTTCATTCATCCAATTTGCATTAGAATCCGTATACCCACCTGAGTTTAAACCTAGCAAAGGTTGATCATAATCATAAAATGCATTTATGCTTAATCCTTGTGGTTGTATTGTACTAGCATTACGCCCTAAGATAAATTCGTCTTTACCCTGTATTCTTAAACTTGGTTGATAGTTTGCATCAGATATAGAATCAAATAAAATAGTTGGTGTTCCACCTACTTCAGTTGGTACATTAATATAAAGTTCTGTATAAGCTTCACCTGCTTTATCTACATTATTAACAATATCAATATCGCCTACATATTGTACAACCTTTCTATATTGCCTTGCTCCTGTTTTAATCTCATCTTCTTCAACAAACAAAGGCCTTGAAACTCCAGGATTTTTTTCAAGATTAGTAGCAGCACGAAATCGCATTGCACCAGTCTCTTTCATCCATTTAAAAAATACTCTTTCGGCAACAGATCTCTGTATTGTATTATCATAAGAAGCATCACTAATAATTAATTCTTCTAAGTTCAGCGCGTAATTCTGAAGACTTTCTGTAAAATTAACATTAGGATCACCTTTTAATCCACCACTAAGAATCATACCATCAATGGTATCAAACTGCATATAGTTTTCGTAATTACTAAATGTGTTTGGGTCTAGCTTATCAAAGTCAGGAATATTTAAAAGCACAAACTTAGAAAAGACCAGTTTGAGCTCATCATTATTGAGTGTCTTAGACAAATCTCTCGCAGAGGAAGAGAAGGTATAAAATGTACCCCCATCAGCTTGCGGTGTTTTAATTAAAGGCGTAGTTGCCATGTATTACTTTTTCTTTTTAATTATTATGATAATGTATATGCATCACCCCCTACAATAAACCATACTCCGTTTCCGGTTCCATCGTCAACACATAGTAAATGAACAGTCTGCCCCTGTGCAGCTAAATCTATATTTGTATTACCCCCACTTAATACAAGTGGTGTAACTGCTCCAGTAATTCTTACTGTACCAGTTTGTGCTTGTGAATATACAAAAAAGATTTCCTGACCAATTGCACCATCATTTAGTGAAAGTGTTACAATGTTTGCTACATCACTATTACCAACACGCTCTGTTGTATATGGTGGTATAGCTGTACTTGTACCTACTGCTATATTATAAGGTACTGCACCTGCAAAAATATCATCTAATGTTTGTGGGTCTATGTCATTTCTAAATAACCCTCCACCATTTAAGTTTAAATTACCTGTCATATTAACATTAGTTAATACATCAAACGTAGATGCATTAATATCTAATAATACAGTAGATAAACCAACCCTTAGTGACTCTGTCTTCAGATCATTAAGATTGGTAATAGTACCTGCAGTAGGGTTAAAATAAACCTCCATTGCATTAATTTCACTGGTCACTATATTGAAATTATCATTCAATACTAACCTGGATCCGGATAATGAATCTGTTCCGAGAATTTCTGTTACGCTAATTGCCATTTCTTTTCTTTATTTAATTACTAGGATATTTCTTCCCTTTTTATATTTATTCCCATTCGTATCTGTAAGTTCAAGGGTAATCTCGTATTTACCAGATTCCTTAAACAGATATGTTAAGTATTTACTCTCAAAATATATATCAGCTATGTTTGAGTTAGTTGTATTCTTAATAATCCACCTAGGATTAGTTTTACCTGGAATCTTGCATTTATCATAAACAAACATTAACCAAGTCATTTTAGGTAATGTTTTACCGTTGTTTACAAACTTAGCTGTATTCCATGTAGGGTTGCTTGCTTTGCTTAACCCTTTTCTATAAATCAAACTCGGGCAGCCAGTTGAACCTGTCGAAAAAGGTGAACCTGTTACTCCAGTACTCGGACATACTCTATCACCGTTAGCATATACGATATCAAGATATACCCAATCACCATGTACCCCAAAATATCTACAGACGGCTTGTATAAATTTTTGATTACTACTTGCGTCATAAACTACATTATAAACATACTTATTAATAATTCTATTGGTACTAATATTTAAACTAGCAGCTGCATCAGCCAATGTGTTAATTGATAAGTCAAAATAATGCTCGGCCGTTTCACCATTAACATCAGTTATTTTAAGATATGTTTCAGGCACAACTTCTTGGAATTGAAAAAATGCAGGTGTATCACCAGTAGTACTAGTCATATCCCACCATAAATGATAAGTGTCATTCCAACCACCGGTGGTTAAATTCTCCCACCTATATGGGCTAGAAAAACTAGCTTTACCATCATCTTGAAAATTTAATAACTGAAAGTCAGGTGATGTACCTAAACCAAAATTATTTAATATTGCATTTACTCTATCTAACGATGCATATAAGCTAGGAGTCTCTTGATCCCATGTTACATCAGGGGTAATAGGTAAATTCCATAAAGATCCATAATTGTTCCAATCGTAAGATCCTTCGCTTGACCAAGTATAATTTAATTTCCTTGCTTGATACCAACCAGAGTATTCAACTTCTCTATTTTCTACACAAATAAAATCAGTCTTAACATTTGACGATATATTATTGTATAAGTCATATAGCTTCATTTCTACACTATATACTCCTACGTATGGTAATATTATAGGTAAATTATTATACTGTGCAATAGGACCTCTTATTTTCTTGTAGTAAGAAGGTGAAACATCTGTAGCATCTTTATATATGGTCCACTCTATTTCATCAAAATTACCTCTTTCTATACCATCCCAGGTAAATAAAGTTTCTCCTGGTAATTGGTTAAATAATAATTGACTTCCTACTGAAGATTGACATGAAACATTTAATCTATCGACATTCTGCCCAAATAATCTAATCACCTCACCCGTAGAAATAGTTTCTTTACTAATATCCCAAAATAACCAAGGGTCTGTAAATGATGACTTTAATAATGCTAACTGGTTATAGAGAGCATCCCTAACCTCAACATCAGTATCACCGACTACAGCAGTGTAACTAGCGCCTGTTCCTGTAGCAGGATCAGTAACAGAAAATACATCACCTACGAATACTCCTTGTGGATCAATGTCAAATGTAAAGAATGTATTTGCATCGTTTAATTGATTCCATGTAGAGTTTACATTATCCCATGTTATATTTTTAAATGAATCATTCTTTAAAACAGTCATTGCCCCAACTGGTATATCCGGCTTGTCAGGTAAATAATACGAAGACTCACCATCAGGCCACGCACCAACCTTATTTAATTTTGGCGCATACCTAGTAAAATAAGCTAAAAACGCATCTGCTAAATCTGAAACTTTAAAATCATTACCATTTTGTATATTACCTAGAGGGCTATTAGGATCTGGTCCAATTGGAGCCGGAGGATAATTATAAGAACCTGACACAGGACCAACTACTAAATTTCTACCAATATTCTGAGCCGATGCAAGTGGTGCTATATATGCATTACAATAATTTATTATAGCTTGGTTAACTATAGCCTCCGATGCTAAACAAAATTGGCTAAATGATCTAAGATCTTCCATGTAAATACAATCATCGGTAGAAAGTTTAAAGTTAGTATCTATACCTGCTACAATTTCTCTCTTATCATTTCTACTTATTGTATTAACTACTTCTAATAAACCAAAAAAGTCAGCCTCACCTGTGATATCTTTAATCCTAGCATTAAGAGGTAAAAATTCGCTTTCTAATTTTCTTTTTAAACCAAATAACTTTATTAAAATTTCTTCAATAGTAAAATCAAAATTTTCTTCAGTTATAGGTAATGACTCTTCATCAAACTTATCAGGTACTATATTATTAATTCTATAAACTAAACTAAATAAACTTGTTTTTCTAAATCTTTTATTAGGTAGTGTTATTGATTTGTCATTTAATTGAACCGTTGGGTTAAATATATCAATACTATTACTCATAATATATTTACCGAACTGTGGAGAGTTAGCATCAACATTTCTCCAAAATTCTTTAACATCTAATTTATCATAACCAAAGAATTTAATTGCATTAACTAATCCTTTGTAAGAACCTATGAAAGGGTAAATATTAGAACCTTCTAACATGATCTCCTTTCTCTTTAAATTTACTTCTTCAAAGTTAGGTAGAATTTCTTTAATATTAGTATCTCTAAATACACTACTATCTGATTCTAAAATATTATACCCCATATTTTGAGTCATAACCTTTAACCTTTCATCCTCACCAACAGTTTCTCCCCAAAATAATATTTCAGCTATAATGTTACCAGTACAATCATCTTTAATAAATAAAGTCCTCTTAAACGTATTTTCTACTTCAGATCTTATTGCAACATTAATTTGTAATGCCTCTGATGTAATTTGATCAGTGATTAAAAATCCTTCAGGACTAACTATATAATTAGGATCGCTATCTAACGGTATCTCTACTTCAGATACTATTTTTAAAGGTGGTCCATCTGGTTCTATCTCTAACGAAGTCTGAGTACCTGTATCAAAATTCATATCAAACTGAAACAAGAATATCTCAGTAGGATCTGATGTTTCCCATTCAGCAACCCAATTACATATACCATTAGTTGATCCAGTTGTACCAGTAGCAACCTCAAGACCATGTGGAAATCCAAATTGTTTTGTATTAGTATTCGAATTAATAAATTCTTGTAAAATAAATAATTGTCCAACTTCAAATAAACCAATAGAAACTTCAGGCAAATAAACATTTCCCGTCCACTTATCTTGATCTTTATCATAATCAAGGTTTAAGTATTTTCCATTCTTATCAAAGAAGTTTAAATATTGCCAATTATTAGCCATCTTAATTTATTTTTTGATAATCTTTAGGTACACCAAAATTATAGTATATTCTTAGATACTTTACTTTATTAATCCAGAAAGTCATTATAGGTTTTAAATACTCATCTAAGAATATTCCAAGTCTTTCATTTCTAAACATATAATTAGAAAAAGAATTTCTCATTAAGTTTTCATTATAATCATTACCTAGGTTTTTTAATTCCCACCCCTCTTCATATGTAGCTTTATATACACTTGGCATACCAGTACGTCTTTCTGTAAATTTATTCATATTAATTTCCTTGTATTGCTTTTAACGTTGGGTTATCTTTTAACCTACCTGTATTAGTACTTCTAGAATTTTTTGATGTTGCTATTGTAGTACCTCTATTTCTTTTTAAGTTATTAAATTTAGCCTGTTGTGTTTTATTATATAAGTTATTTGGAATAGTACCTTTAAAGAATATGTTTAAAGAACTGATAGCATTTTTATTAGGGGTCTCTTCATAATAAGTACCGTTCCTATCATCCCAACCACCTCTTATTATTGCTAATTCTTCTGGTCCAATTACAACATCACCAAAGCTATCTAAACCTAACTGAGGATCTTCATCAGGCCCCAAAGTAATTTTGTTAGTTTCGATAAGAACTTTTTGATCTGTGACTGGGTCAGTTCCAAAAACAGGTATTTCATAAAAACCATCTCTGATTGCTTTTTCATTTTCTTCTGATATAAAAAATACATTAACAGAATCTACACCATCTACATTTTCTATAATTGCAATTAAATCTGATCTCGGAATTCTATCTCTTCTATTTACACTTATAAAATATGTACTAAGATTTTCTCTTATCTCTGCATGAATCTCATCTTTATCAAAACCTTCAACATATCTTAAAACAATATTAAGAGCATATTTTTTAATTACAGGATCATTTATTCTAACCTCAGCTGTTACAACTTGTCGCCCACTTTCATTTAATATTTCATATACCATTTCTTTCTCATCTAAGCTTAGCGAAAATTCTTCTTGTGGAACATTAAAATAATCCAAATCACTTGTTATCTTTTTTGCCACATCTGGTATTAAGAATAAGTATATAATATTATCATCATCTAAGTATTGATCATTTTTAGTATTATATGCATCTACAAAAGAAAAGAAATCATATTTACTTAAATAGTAAATATAATTGTTAGGATTAGCTAAAACAAATGAATTACTCTGATATGGCGCAATAAGCCTAGTAAACTCAGGATCTTCACTATTAGAACCAAACATTGGATTTCTTACAATATTTATTGCCAATACCTGATCCAAGTCAACTTCATTACCTTGTGCGTCTGTTGCAGGATCTTTAAATTTAATATCTAAATTACTACCACCAATGTTACCAGCAGAACCTCTAGTCTTTACATAAGTAACTCTAATAATTGATCCTAGTGCAGGTGGTTGGCCAAACTGATTATTTCCAAAAAATACTGTTAACCCACCATTAACGCTTGTCTTTACTAAAGCAGCCTCATCTCCGTTGTTCATATCATATAGTGAATCTACATTTCTCCATAGCTTGCCATCAACCACTACATTAACCATATATTGATCAGTAGGTTCTTTTGTAGTTAAATTATAACTTTGCAATGCTTCACCAGTTCCAGTAAAAGTTTGATCTTCAATTTCTCCTTGAATTAATTCTACATTTACAAATGCAGTTGTAGTTTTCTCTAATCTAATATAATCGCTATCAAATTTTAAAAAATAAGATAAACTATTTTGACCTACCTCTAATGCAATGTAATTTTGTATTTGTACATAATCACCTTCCACTAATGATGATGCTGATGTATTAAGTCTTAATCCTAATATACCTTGTGCTGATATTCCTCTAGTTGGATCATGCCCTGTTAATCTAGATAAACCATATATGGATTCAATGTTTCTTGCTCTACTTATATTAAGCTCGGTAGCAACAGCCTCAATATAAAATAAAATAAGTTCACCTAAGTTAGAAACAACTGTAAGTATCTGTCCAAATGGAGATGCAGGTGTAAATACTTCACCGGCTTGTTCATACTGTCTTTGTAGGTACTCAAATGCATCAAAGAATAACTCTGTTGCTTTAATTCTGGTTTTACTAAAAAATGACATTAACTATTTTATTTTATTTTAAAACAAAGCACCAATTACTCTTCGCTCATCTATGTAAATATCTACAAGGCAACCATTTCTTTCTGCTGTACTATAAAACTGTACTCTAACATCAACACCAAATTGGGAGCTGCTGCTATTAGAACAGTATGTTTGAATCTGTGTACTGATCCTCTGAGCAATAACTGATTCATTTAATACTAACGAAAAGATAAGGTCATCTAAGTTACATCCCATATTAGGTGCACCTAGAACATCTCCCTTGCGAGTAAATAAACAATTCTCTACTTTAAGAATAAGTTGCTGCAATTGATCTGTTACTTCAATTACATCATTATTATACTTAGGTGAATCTATGTCTCTACTGTATATTTCCTTTATCATTGAGAATATTATTTTATTATATATTCTCTACATTTTTTGAGGGTATTAGATTATATTTTACCCCGTGTAGAAATAGTCAACACCTTCATCACCTTTTATTTCTTCTACTATCGAATCAACCTCTTCTCGCCCTTCGCTTGAAATCAAATCATAATTAATGGTAATATTACCTGGAAGGTTAAATTGAAATGTACCTAATATTCTAGATAATTGAATTTTTGCCATACCGATACAATATCTTATAAAAGCTTCATCTTGGAAAAGATCACAATCAGGAATAGTATTATATACTTGAAAAATACATGCACCTTTATTTGGCAACTTACCCATAAATCTGAATTTCTTGGTCAGTCTATTGTAGTTATATGATATTTGTGGTTGTAATACCTGTCTTGCGTTATCAATAAATTTTTCATTAATTACATAATACATAAGTTCTTCTGATCCAATTCCTGCACCGTACACATCAGAGTAAATAAATTTATCTAATGAAAAGTCTACATCACCTGCTGAAAATGATTGACTACCAAAGCCACCATCTTCTCCTGAAAATCCATTAATCTGAAATACATCGTTGACTGCCCAAATAGTACTAGGCATTTTTACAACACCTCTAGGATTTTTTACATCATTTTCGGTTAGAGTATTTCCACCATCATTATGACTTATTCCTTGCCTAAAGTCTTTTTCGTACCATGCAGATTTAGGTAAAGCGATAAACATCTCTTCAACACTATCTTCATATATTTTATAAAAATAATCCTTTGCCCTATTTATAATATGAGCCAATTCCTTTTTTGGTACAGTAAAAGGTATTTGGCACGCAACAGTCAAATCATCATTAATTTCTTTTATGAGTGCATCTAAACATTCTTGTGCGTCTGGGTTACACCAACTTTTATTCCTAGCCATAACTTTATTTAATTTTTTCTATTTCTATCACCTCAGTATTATCACCAAACCTAGCAAGCTTTGTAGCTCTACCTTGTCTAAATATACCTCCAACCATTTCTCCACTAAAAACTCCTCTTTTGCCAAATACATAACTATCCTCACATATTACATTTCTACTAACATAAGATTCTTCTATCTTGGAATCTTCTGCAACAGTAGCCCCAAATAAGTTAGATTCAAATATTGATGAATTTTTTAAATCGCAGCTAAAAATATCACAGTTAACAATATTGCCTTGAATTATAGAATCAACTATATCAATTCCATTTATTTCAAAACATCTCATTAATTTAGCATCCTTTATCTGTATTCTTCCAGTGTCCGCGTCATAATTAATAAAGCCTTCATTCATATCAGCCTTAGTAATTAAATCAAAAATCTTTTCGCGTATTTTAGGATAATACATTTCTACAATTTGATCTGCTGTTTTTAGATCAATCATTAAATGAATATTTGGAAACTTTTCTTTAAATGAAGAATATGTTCTATAAGATTCAATAACAGTTTTATGCTTTTCTAAAATCTTATCTAAAACTTTTAGGTCAGATTCACTATATTGAGGATTAACTAAAGTCTCATATAATGAAGTAATAAAATGTTCGGTTAGTGAGAGTATAGTAGAATATCTATTTTCATAATCCTTTCCACCTAAGTATCTAAATTCAATATAACCTTTAGGTACTTTACTAAAATTAATACCATAATACTTTTCTTTGACAAACATATAGTTTTTCCAAAGATTTTTTTCTGGTGATGGTTGTGTCATACCACTTAAAGGTACAATAAACTTTATAGATTTTGCATAAACAGAATCTCTTCTGTTTGGAAAGGCTTCATATACTTTGTTTTCATCAAAGTTAAGTACAAATTTACCTATATCTAAATTAGACATATTTGTAATAGGGCCTAGCTTTTTACCATCAAACGCAAGGTTTATGTGGATAGAGCATCTTTCATTAGTAGAGCCATTTTCTCTAATCCATTTTAAAGCTTTAGCCATAACTAATTTAGCTTCAACAAATGGAAGTGGGCCGGTTACCAATTCAATCATACCGGTACCACCAGAATTATCTGGTTCTAATTTAAAAGTTTCTTCGGTTGGGGTAAAGTCACTATGAGCCTTTTCCTCTATTCTGATTTTCTTATTAAGAGCTTGTGATAAGCTATCCTTCGTGAGATCTAAATTTTCATTTGAAAAAAACTCAAATTCAAATCCGATCTTTGAAGAATGTATAGCATTAAGTTGTTCGTTAGAATACATGTAGTTCCTGATTTGTTTATATATTCCAAACCAGGATAAAGGTTATACTAAGTTCATAGTGATCTTGCGATCGCTAACATTAACACTACCAATCTTTACATTTATAATATCACCTTTACTAAGTTCAGTGTTCTTTAATTTAGTTCTATGAACAAGTCCACTTATCCCTTTTTCTAATTCGACGAACGCCCCATATTTAGTAACCTTAGTAACCTTACCTTCGGTAACCATCATAGGTTTGTATTTTTCATCGGCACCATCCCATAAATCAATCTTAGGACCAGCTTGACTCAAGATAATTTTTCTATCTGATATTATTTCTTTTGCCCAGAAATTTATTTCGTCACCAGGTTTAATATTTCTATTATCAAATAAACCTAAAGTCGATTCATCCAATTCATTTTTAGGTATTAATCCAGTAAGACATTCGTTAAACTCTGCAAAAATTCCAAACTTAGTAGCGCCAGTAACAATTCCAGTAATAGGTTCTTTAATTTCTTCTCTTAGAGTTTCAACCGCAGAAGGAATCATGGTTCTTAAATATTCTCTATGGGATACTACAATAGTTTTCTTTTCGTTTGAATATGTTATTGGCATTACTATTAATTCTTTACCTACTAACTTTTCAAAATTCTGTAATTTATTAAGACCACCTAATGACCCAGGCATAAAACATTCTACTCCACCAACTTCTACCCAATACCCACCGTGAATTAATTCTTTTACTTTACCAGTAAATCCGATCGTCTTATTTCCTATAGCATTATAAATTTCATTTCGTTTAACCTCATCCAATGCATCTCCAATTGATGCATATAATGTACCTTGTTTATGCTCTTTGACTTTAATGTCAATTACCATACCAATTTCTAGTTGGTCTACTACTTCTTTAGGTTCCTTGATTAAATTACAGATGGCTGTATTTTTTCTGGATATATCAATAAGAGCTTCTGTTTTTACTTCAACTTCCTCGCCATCTATTAATTGTGTTTCTTTCTTAATATATGAAATTTCACCTTGAGTAATGTAATTTCGTAATTCTTCAGATTTCTGTAATCGTTCAGCCTCATCGTCTGCTAAATCATACATTGACATTGCATCGGCTGCATACATTTCAGTACACATTAATTTAGTTCCTTTAGGTACTTTAACTTTAATTACTTTAGTGTCAAATGGATCATCGCTTAATTGGATGGTGATTTCTTGTTCAATCATTATTTTTTTTATTAAGAGTGTTATTATAGATTATATATTTGTACATCTAATATTAGTTATACATATGAGTTAGTAAATAGTTTCATTAGGTAATTGCGCCAGTACCTGAACCTGCACCGGCACCTGCTTGAGCAACTGCGGTACCTGTTGTAGCAACAGTAGTAGCCACGACAGTAGTTACCAAGCCTGATCTTATGTAAGCATCTATAGAAGTTGATGCTTTAGCTGCAAATGTTTCTGATGCTTCTTTAATAGCTTCTACTGACTTATCCTTTCCTTCGTTACCATTAGGCTGAGATGAAATTTCAAGAAACTTATACATAGCATCAGAAAATGCAGTAATCAGCTCGTCATTTAAAATACTCTTAGTTAATGGCATAGTTTATTAGTTTAATTTATTAATTTATATATTTACAATGATTTAACCTGTTTCTTACTTAATTCATTAGGAGTCATCGGTTTTGTAGGTGGGCTAGTTGGTGCGCCTAGATTACCAACATGGGTATGTGTGTTAAATAAGGTAGTCATTAAATTACCTAGTACTAATGGCTCACTCGCGCCTTCCCCTAGTTCAATTGATGATGCATGATTAACAACCATATTTTTACAATTAATTAATGCGTCCTCGCAATTGATCTCAGTATTAGCTCCACTATTAATCGTAAATTGGGCGGAGTGTGTAAATGTTATATTTCCATCATTTAACATTACAATAGAATCACCGTTTGCATTTATTATTTCAACTGAGTTATCAGGTTTTATATTTATTGTAGTTGGACCTTCAGTTGTTGTATAATCCATCATTAAACCTTTTTCTTCCGTAAAGAAAACTTTAATATGTTCGCCTTCTCTTTCATTAGTAACATCAGGGCTACCAGATTCTAACTCACCAGTTAAACCAAATGCAGTGTCATATATTAATACGTGTGAATTAGGATAAGCTGCCTCTATCTCCGCCTTAGTCTCATCAGAAGGGTATAGCGACTCATGGTATACTGGTGCATAATAATTACCATTATCAAAACTTACTCTTAAAATCGTTCCTAGTTTAGGTACTGAAAATGTACCACTACCAGTGTTACTTCCACCTGAAGATGCTACAGATGGCCTAGCCCAAGGCAAAGAAGCAGTTGGCATAACAAATGCACTTGCTGGATCTTCTGGGTCTTGTCTTTGATCCATTTTACCAAAGACTCTAATTCTACATCGCCCTTCAAATATATCATCATTAATATCTTCAACAATACCGATCCATTGTGTACCCTTAAGATTATCGTCTCTTAAATCCTTTGTTGTTAATTTCCCCATAAATTATTCAAATATGTTAGTTGAGTTAAGAGGTGGCCCAGAAGGCTGTGGTGAAAATAGTGTACCACCATTAAAGGGTGTTTGCTCTGGGCTATCACCAAAATTATTACTAGTCTCAAGTGTTTGGCCAGAACCACCTACTGTACTTGCATCATCTCCAAATATATTATCTGATATATTAGAGTCAAACCCTGGTGTAGTTTCTTCTTGTACTAATGCACCCTGTAAAGAACTAACTAGTCCTTGTGGATTTTGTATTGTATTTATTATGTCATTTCTTAAACCAAACGCATTACCAAACTTAAGATTTTGTAATGCCCCAAATACCTTTCTCTGTACTAAATTTTCAACACCAACCATTTGTTTATCTAAAAACTTTTTACCCATACCTTTAGCAAGGTCACCTAGTGTCTTTGTTTCTGCTGTGTCTTTAAGAGATGAGTCATATCCTGAAAATTGAGATAATACTTCTACTTTAGCATAAGACCATTTCATTGCAGCCGTCGCCATTGAATTACTACCATCATTAGAAACATTAGCAAATGTAGTACCACTTACAGTAGGATCCCATAAACAGTCAGTAAATCTTAAAGTTATCATTGATGCATTTTCATTAACAAACTTATCCATTTCATTATTAGGTGAGTTTGGGTTTAATGAACTAATCCAATTTCTTACTCTTTTAAATTTTCTAATTTCTACTATTTGTATATCAACATTAAAATACATTAAGTTAACAGGAATACGATTTCTTCTGTATTTATTATCATAACAAGCTAACTTATATAAATTAAACAAAGCAGACATTTTTAAATCTATAGCCTCCAACATACCTATTTGTATACCTTCACCTTCTGCACTTCCACCATACGGTGTCATATTAACTGTTTTATTCCATGCTTCCTGTAAACCTTCTATCGTTTGAAAATAATAAGGTCTTTTAGATTCAATTTCCTTTAGCCCTTGGCAAAACGCCTTCAGATAAGTTGCTAAGGTAGTTTCACCTTGTCTATTTAAATAACCTACAGCAGATCCGTTATATTCAGTTAGCATTGAATTTGAATCACCACCGCTAAAATCATTAGGATCCTGTGGCGCTGGTATAGAAGGGCTACCTACCAATGCTCCGTTAAATAAAGCCGATGATCTATCAAACAAAAGGTTAAACCCTAAATAAGTAGGATCATCTAAACTCGTTACACCATTACCACCACCTGCAACCGAAGATGGTGTCTGCACAAAAGTTTTAGCAAAATCATAACTGTTAGGGAATGACTTCTGAAAATTTGCAGCCAAATTAGTAACGTCTTCTGGTATTTCTTGATTCCAAATGCCTGGATCTGCCATTTATAATTTTGTTTTTTTATTTATTCATTATGTAGATGGTGTTACCTCTCGTCTACGTAAATGTATTCTTTGTTTTAATACTGAACCACCGGTTGGAGAATTTTTAATTAAAAAATACTCTAAACCAGTAATAACGTAAAACCCACTAAGATATTCATTAATAATACCATTTTGGCTTTTCTTGTCATCACCGTCAATATCAGACCTACGGACAGAATCATTTGGTGCATCTTCATTATTACTAGGTGCAGTTAATACACTTTTTACATTTTGCCCGTATTCATATATTAGACAATACATTCTACTATATCTTAAAATAGCAGGATTAACCGTATCTAATTCTATGGTCATTCCTAGCTTATTAATCTCTGCAAGATTTTGAAAATTTTGTATAGATGCATAATAATAATTATCATGAACATTATCACCTTGTGTACCTAAGAATTTAAATTTAACCTGCTCATTCCTTGGGCCTTCTACTTCACCATTAATTGTTCTACCCTTAGTTACAGGTATCATACCTGGTGTATCATTTGTTATAGGATCTACAAATTCACTTATAAATTCTTTTGCATTTAAATCCCAATATTGTGTATATCTTTTATATCCGTTATTTTTGCTAATTTTACCACTTTTGTTAACTTGTTGATAATTTGCAATGTATCTTGCACTACCTTGTGTTTGTAAATTATTTGTTAACATATTAGGAAATGTCATATCACTTTCATTTTCATCACCACTTCCTATTGTGTCTATTGCATTTTGTTGAAATTGCTGAGATGTTTCTATATCATCTTCTTGTCCAAAAAACTTATTAGCATCAACAAAAGTTAAATAGTAGTAAGGATCTATATAAGAAGTAAAAAAAGATTCATCATTCAAATAAGCATTTGAAGTTATGTCTTGTATAAACCTTTGTGAAGTATCATATGGATTTGTCCAAATCTGTTGATCTGCTGTTTCTTCTACGTTAGATGCATACCCTAGTTTTAATTCCTCTGCAATAGACAGTAAAGAATTCCAACTATTATTATCTTGAAATTGTACTTTTTCTGTAAATAGGTTAGGAACATGCATTCTTCCTTCAACTAAAAGTTCGGGTGGTTTGTTTGTAACGCCACCACCACCAAGAGGTCTTATATCCTCAACGGTAAAATCAATTCTTATAGGTTTAAATGTATCTTCATTACCTTGTGATCTTATATACACTTGAATGATATCACCATCTTTAGGAAAAAATCTAGCGGTAAATAAACCATCTCTATCAGTAAATGTAAATCTACAAGTAGGATAAAAACCAACTGACCTCAATTCAAAAGTATTTAAACGATCACCTTGTACAGTATAACTATTAATTACAATCGTTGGTACAATAGATGAAAATTTAGAAGGTTTTTCTTTCATCGTTTGCCCTTCCGAGTTTTCAGATCCGCTCTCAAGATCAACTATTTCTAACTCGTCAAGTTCTATCGTCGGCTCTATTACAGTTAATATGTTTCTTTCTACAGTTGACATAATTAATTAGACTGAGTAGTTTTCTTAGATGGTAAATTCGTACCTAATTGTATTGAACCACCTTCGTATGTTTTTGATTCCTGGCCAGGCTGTAGCATATTAGGCGGCATTGGTTGTGATACGCCAGCAGGACTCTGTTTAGCTTTTTCAATTAATCTTTGAATTCTTGATTGATCTTTTTCACTCTGTCTTCCTGTATCTACATATGCTTCTTGTACTTCATTAGGTCTACTTGCAGGATTAGGTCTTTTATAAACTAAGTTAGGATCTCTTAAATTTGGAATCCATAATATATCACCTTCGTTAACACTAAACGGATTAAAGATATTGTTAACAATACATAATGCATCAACGAATTCCCCACTGCCATAATAAATTTCAGATATTTTGTCAATGCGACCTATCTGATCTGGTAACACATAATGCAAAGCCTTTACACCTAATTCATAATCATAAATAAATGATGGTGCAGTAAGGTCCCAATATCCTTCACCAGTTTCATCTATTATTAATCTATTTTTTAATGCTAATGATTTTATATCCATGTGATTAGTTTTTTATGAATCTATAGTCATACTGACCACACTAGAAATATAATCAGCAGTTACACTACGATCTACTTTCTGTGGGCTATTTTTAATATTGCTTATTTGGCTATTCTTTGCGTCGCCAGGTGCAGCGGATCCAGTAAAACGTGAACTTTGATTATCTTGGAGGTTAGCACCTTTAGGTTTAACTGAGCCATAAGTAGCTTTATCTATACCGGCTAAATTAAGTACATCTTCTTCGCTTGCAGCCGATGCATAAATTCTACCACGACCTGCATTAAACATATTTTCTATATCTCCTTTATCTCTAGGCTTACCATGTTTAAGATCTATTTCAAATTTTACCTCCATTGGAAAATCATCATAACCTAACCCTTGGCCTAATGTCATAACTGAATTATCGCAATACATATTCCCCATCATTACAATTGGATTTAACGGATTACCTACAGTAACATGCCAATCACCTGTAGGCTCTGCACTAATTAATGCTTTAGTTGCCTGTGTTCCACCAACTGAACCAACATTAGAACTTAAAAATCCACCTAATACATTCCCTAGTAACGTTTTACCAACCTTTTTAAATCCTTCTATTGAATTAGGTAAATTAAATTCACCAGTACCTCCACCAAAAACATTACTAAAACCTTTTTCTACATCAGTAACAACACTGCCTATATAACCACTAAAGTCACCTTGTTTTAATTTATTTATGTCACCAAATTGACTAGATACATATCCACCACTACCATAATATCTTTGACCTCCTCCGAAGAATTGACCATTATTATAAGTCATAGTTAACATATTACTCATTATATCAATCATTGCAATTTTAGGATTAACATAATTAAGAGATTTTAATTGATACTCAAAATTAAGTTTCATATCTTGTTGAAAATTTAAACCGGTATCTCTAATCATTGTTTTATTAACAACATTAACTGGTCCTATTACAAAGTTGGCATATGTAGTACCTAGCTTATCAGATGTACCGTTTAATGACTTTGAAAATTTTTGCCTAGAGCTAACACCTTTAAGAGAATCAGCTAAAGCCTGACCACCCTTTCCCATTTTAGTATAAATTGGTTGCTGTGTATATCCACCATCACCACTACTTATACTTTCCATTTCAGATTTAACTTCTTTATAACTAAGACCATAAGAAAAAGTTAACATATCTTCTAGCTTATTACCACTCTTCTCTCCTAAGTAAGTAACAGCAGTAACTCCAGCAACTTGAGTAGCATCAACAGCTTCATCAGTCTTAACCGTTTTACCATCTTTACTACCTGGTGTTTTTGCTAAGTCAAATATATTGTCTTCTACTGGTGTTGGGAATCTTCTTAATGTAACAAGATGATTAACAGGTATTTTTTTATAGTATTTACAATATAGAAAATCAGAAGCACTATAACCTATTTTAGGATAATTAGTATTAAAGTATTCAATTAACTTTGCTATAGATACTCTTTTAGAAGCATCACCACCCATAGCAGGATTTGCCGTTGCTGTTATTTCACTAGACTTCCCATCTTGGCTTGTACCTATTGTCGGGCCATCAAAGTAACCATTAAATACTTCACCACCAGTAAGACCACCATACATTCCTCTAAAATTAAATAAAGCAAACTTATTAAAAATAGATCTAGGAATTTCCGCCTTCATACCAGATGGTACTGCTATTGAATCGGCTTCTGCTTTATTTTGATAAAATGATTTATATACACCTTCTGTAATATCTTTAGCTAAACCAGCAGATTCACCACCAAATGCACCTAATTTTAAGCTAGTGCTTTTATTAGGGTTTGTTGGAAACATCGCATCATTTATACTACCTACTGCATCACTAAAACCTCCCATAAGTTAAACTCTTATTTTTTGTATATATTCAGCTTAAGCTGTTGAGATACTTATCTATGTCAATATCACCTCTTTGGAATTTATCTAACCAACCTTTTTTAAATCTAGCATTAAACTCCTGTGAGCTATCAGTTGAAAGAGAACCTTTAAAAAATGGCCTTGATGATATATCTCTTATTTCTTTTAGGTTTTTTGATATTATATAAAACTGAACTTTTTCAAATAAACCTTGTAAATCATTTTTAGTTTTTTTACACATAACAGATTCTACTATTACATAAAACCGTTCCCTATCATTTTCATTAAACCTATCTTCTAATGATTTTACATTTTTGAAGTCTTCTTTTTTAAGTGGCATTTTTCTGGCTCTATTATCAAACTCATATTTAAAATTCATATCAAAAAAATTGGATTTTAAATATTTCATATTATCATACATTTTAATAATGCGAATTTGATACTGTGGATTAATAGGATCCCACTGCGTATCCATGATAAGACCTTTTATAGGTAATAAAACATTAGGCCTACTAAAAGAAGATAATAGACAATAAACAGTTTGGCCTTTTGTAAATATTCTATGGGCTTTCATTCAAATTCTATAATGTTCTCAAATAGATCTGCGCTACCGTTTACATTAATTTCTGGTGAATGATATATGTTGTATTTTAATTCTCTATCGGTTAAAGATTCTACATATGTCTTTATACCTGTTACTGTAGATTCATTAAGATTACCAAGTACATAAAAAATTGAAGAAGTAGTATTTCTATCCAATACAGTTTGCAACTGCTTCATAAGATAAGACGATACAACAGCGTCAGACGGTTCAAATTGATAAAAATCATTCTTGGTTAGTTTGTTAAAAATATCCATGTAATTAATACATTCAATATTTCTAGGAACTGCACCTAAAAAGGTTTTTACTCTTACCGCATCCTTTGAGTATATAAAATTAAATTCTATGTTTGTTTCCATTCAGTTAGTAAATCGATCTCTGCTTGGAGCTCTCTTATTTTACTTTCTAGTTCTTTTTTATTAGGCTCATAATGAGTACCCCATTCCGTCTTTAACCTGAGTACTTCTTTTTCAAATTTATTACCGCCTTCTAAACCTAGATCCTCGCATAGCTCCCAAAAGAACTTCATAATATATTCGTACTTATTACGGCTTTCATCATTAGATTCATATACATCTGTTGAAGTCCACTGTTCTTTACCGCCGCCATGATTATCATCGATCACTCTCTTAATAACCCCATTCCTTGCAGGTTCTAAAACGATTTTAATCATTAAGTCTATTATTTAAAGATTCTCTTGCTTCTTTCATTAGCTTTCTTGCTACCTTTTTATCGGTATGCCATGATTCTTTATCTTTAACAGTTAAAATAGCATCAGCTTCTCTTAACATTTCAATTTCTTTATCATTATAGCCAACTTCTTTCCATGCTATAATTTTACTTTCTTCCATGCTCTCAAGCTGTTCTGTAATTTTCTTCTCTACTGCATCAGTGTTAGCTTTATGTAATTCTATACCTTTATCAATAGATGCCTTTGTGAGTTTCATCCATTCATTAAAAGGTAAGTTTCTTTTCGCCTTTAGTATACCTTGATACTTCATCGCTAATCTTCTCTGTCTTCTATTCGGTGCTTGTGTCATGTGATTGATTTTATTATATATTATACCTTAAATTGCTTAGTCAATTTTATATCTAGTTTTAATTAATTCTTTAATACTATCAAAAAGACTATCCAAAATTAAATCTTCTGATATTTGATTTTTAATAAATGATTCTAGTTCCTCGTTTACTTCTTCACTATCAAATGATGAACTAATAATTTCATAAATAGCCTTTTTAGGGACACTTATTGGAAAGGTAAGATTCAGTTTTACTTTATCATTCTTTTTCTGCTTATCAAAAAGAGTTCTTATTGGAGATGAGGTTTCTTTTTGTGGTGGCAATTTTTCTTTATAGACCTCTGCTTTTATTGATGCTGGTGTAGGTGAATTAAAATCTAAAGGATCTCCATCCAAAGGTTCTAAAAATTCAGATATTAGATTAGTTGATATTCTTCCACCACTCTCAAATATAGTCCACCCATCCTCGGTAGTTTTAATAACTTCTACCGACCCTATCTTATCACCTTTAATCCACTGTAGTTTTTCTTCTATACTTTCCATACTATTATCCCTTTATAGTTATTATACATAAAAAAATAAAATTGTTTTAAATTTAAATATTATGATGGATCACTGATAAATACCTTATATGTAATATTGACTTCATCTAGCTCCAAAGTTCCACCTTTACTAGCTGCAAACCCCAAGAAAATCCTTGTAGTTGATGGATTAACGGGTACACTAATATTAAAGCTTGCTGTGCCACATAAGAATTTTCCAGCATTTACATCTTGGTCGTCAAAGACGGTAAATTGAGCATTAGAGAATGTTATACCATCATCAGGCCCTAAGCCAGTTAAGGCCATCATGTCATCGCCGGTTCCGCCGGTTGATGGAGGAATTATATCACCACATTCCCACGTCCACATTTTCACATGAAAATCACCAGTATTTGAAACACCTGTATTATTTGTAAAAACAGTGAAGTACACATTGTATTGTTTACTACCAGCTACAACCGATTCATTTGGTACTACACCACAGGTCATGGTTGTAGGTCTTGCTTGATCAGCCCTGGTAGGCCCATGAGCTCCCACAGATGTTATTTCACCAATTACTATACCGCCTGGGTAAGAACCTCCTTGTACCGTCCTAGCCCAAATCGAATCAGACCAACCACCTAGGAGTGCCAATCCGCCACTAGAAGCCGCCGCATCACCTACCTGCCATCCAGCAGTATTGTAATTAGGAAGACCATCACTTACTACTATAGAACTTTCAAATTGAGGAGCAATTGAAGTTCCGCTGCCTCCTGTTATACCTTGTGTACCTTGTGTACCAGTAGTACCTTGTACTCCTGTTATGTTATAAGATATTGAATATGTATCACCTGCAGCAAATTGCCCGTCACCAGCAATATATTGAAGAGCGATTAAGAGGGAATTGGTACCGGAGGTTGGATTACCATTTACTAAATAGATACCGAATTGTGACGGATCATCTACTTTATATAAAGCTATTTGATCACCTGAAGAGATTCCTGCTAACCAACCATCAACGACAGAGGCATTAGCATCAGTTTTTGAAATATTTACAAGTGATGCTAATGATGGGTCATTATTAGAAATATTAAAATCATTATTTGCAGGTGCACCTGCACCGGAAGTTGAATTACAAATCCATCTTAAAGCATTTGCACCATCTACACCATTTACACCTACACCTTGAATACCTTGAATACCTTGGGTACCTTGAATACCTTGAATACCTTGTGTTCCTGCAGTACCTGGCTGACTAACACAATAAACTACTTCATCATCTCCACTAAAAGTTTGATTAGGTCCACTAACCCATACAACAGTATAAACTAAATTTCCTGTCGGTGTTGTCACTAGAGTTACTTCATAATTATCAGGATTAGAATAAGTACCATCAGAACTTTGGGAAAATGAAAGTATTGAGCCTACTACTGCCGCTTGATTATTACTAGAAGTTGGACTAATAAACACCTGTGTTACTAAATTAGCAGTTGCATTATTAACAGCGAATGTCCCAGGAGCGGTACCACCTATTGTAAATACCTCTCTATTTATTAGTTCACAACCTGGTCCAACTATTAGTGGACCTGCCTGGTATGTACATACAGTATAAACAGGGCTAGGATTATTAGCTAAAAGAAAAGCACCACTAATTATAGTAATATTATAAATTATACCATTAGAAGGTTGAAGGGCCGCAGGAATTTTACTGTCAACCCTAAGTATCATCTTATTAGCTGGTGTAGCTGGATCTTGTATAGTAATCGTAGCGTTTTCATTTAATGCATTATCTCCAATAAACTGACAACCTGAAGTATTACCGATGAATACCTGCGTTGGTGTTGAGTTATCAACTTGTACATATTGTTGTACAGTAGATGAAAATCCATTATTAAAAAACGCAGTAGGAGTAAAACACCCACCTTCTGCGCCGGTTGTTCCTTGTGTTCCTTGATCACCAGTTATACCTTGTGTTCCTTGTAAACCAGTGATACCTTGAATACCTTGAGTTCCAGTACCTTCAATACCTTGTAAACCTTGAGTTCCTTGTAAACCAGTGATACCTTGAATACCTTGAGTACCTTGAGTTCCTGTGCCTTCAATACCTTGAGTTCCTTGTAAACCTTGAATACCTTGTAAACCAGTTATACCTTGTGTTCCTTGTAAACCAGTGATACCTTGAATACCTTGAGTTCCAGTTCCAGTTATACCTTGGGTTCCTTGTGTTCCTTGTAAACCGGTTATACCTTGAATACCTTGAGTTCCTGTACCTTCAATACCTTGTGTACCTTGAGTTCCTTGTAAACCAGTGATACCTTGTAAACCAGTTATACCTTGTATACCGGTACCAGTTATACCTTGTGTTCCTTGTGTTCCTTGAATACCAGTGATACCTTGAATACCTTGAGTTCCAGTTCCAGTTATACCTTGGGTTCCTTGCGTTCCTTGTGCTGAAACACTACCTGCTATACCTTGTATACCTTGTAAACCAGTTATACCTTGAGTTCCAGTTATACCTTGTATACCGGTACCAGTTATACCTTGTGTTCCTTGTGTTCCTTGAATACCAGTGATACCTTGAATGCCTTGTGTACCTGTACCTTCAATACCTTGTGTACCTTGAGTTCCTTGCAAACCAGTGATACCTTGAATACCTTGAGTTCCAGTTCCAGTTATACCTTGAGTTCCTTGTGTTCCTTGAGCCGAAACACTACCTGCTATACCTTGTATACCTTGTAAACCAATTATACCTTGAATACCCTGAGTTCCAGTTCCAGTTATACCTTGGGTTCCTTGTGTTCCTTGAGCCGAAACGCTACCTGCTATACCTTGTATACCTTGTAAACCAGTTATACCCTGAGTTCCAGTTCCAGTAATACCTTGTGTACCTTGTGTTCCTTGAGCCGAAACGCTACCTGCTATACCTTGTATACCTTGTAAACCAGTTATACCTTGTGCACCTGTACATCCAGCGGTATCAAATCTAACTTCATATACATGATCCAGTGTTCCAATACCACTTGGGCCAGCAAGAAAAGTAACAGTTAATTCTCTAAATGTTGTAGAAGAAGAGAGGGCATTAGCATCTACTTCCCATTGCCATTCATCACCGGTTGCCGGATCTTCAATATGCATAATTGATCCAGGACAAACATACTCCAAGTATCCTCCTCTATTTATACCATTAGAACCTGTCGTACCCCAGTCTGTTGTATTTAATTCAAAGAAAGTAACATTACTAAAATTTGTAGTACTATTTCCAATAAATTCACCAGATGTTGGATCAGCTACACCGGTTGTTGTATTTCTTAAATACCAATTACCTAAATAACCAATACCTCCTGTTATACCTTGAATACCTTGTGTACCAAATGTACCTTGTGCGCCTTGCGCGCCAGTTCCTGTAATACCTTGGATACCTTGAATACCTTGAGTACCTGCACCAGTAATACCTTGAGTACCTTGGGAACCTGTTATACCTTGTGAACCTATTATACCTTGCGTTCCTTGAGTTCCTTGCGCACCTTTATCTCCTGTTACAACAAATGATATTAATATGTCTTCATCCATAGTAAATGGTGCAGTTTCAGTAAATGCAACAGGTACTATTTCTAATTCCCACCATGTACCTGGAGCAGAAGGTCTGTCATATACTTCAGTTATTTGCCAAAGTATAAATTCATTTGAATCAGCCTTTGATGATATCCTAACATGCCCTTTAGGTATAGAAGTACTTGATTTTATTGTGTTTAAGAATGTAGATATGTCAGTTCCAGTAACACCATTATCATTTATAGACATAATGGTAGCTAGGCTTTGGTTTGCTGTATTTAAAGAAGCATAACTAAATCCAGGATCGTCAACTACTAATGTTGTATTAAATTGATAATCAAAAGTAGCACCACCAAAAGTACCATCGGCTCCTGTTACACCTTGAATACCTTGTGTACCTTGAATACCTGTAATACCTTGAGTTCCTGCACCTGTAATACCTTGGATACCTTGAATACCTTGAGTTCCTGCACCTGTAATACCTTGAATACCTTGAATACCTTGAATACCTTGTGTACCTGCGCCTGTAATACCTTGGATACCTTGAATACCTTGAACACCTTGTGTTCCTGTAATACCTTGAACGCCTTGTAAACCTTGAATACCTTGTAAACCTTGAATACCTTGAATACCTTGCGTACCTTGTGTACCTTGTGCTCCAGTTAGACCAGCAGAACTAGGTGCAATGTTTATCCAATTATTACCATCCCATTGTAAAAGATCAGCATTCTGTACATTAGTTATTGCAACATCATCCAAATAATCAATAAGAGGCTGCCCACTATTTAAATTCTGTAATTCAAGAGCACCTTCATCAAAATTATAAACTACGTTATTGTTTGCAGCATCCAATTGGATTTCTAACACTTCACCAGTACCGGTAACATTAGTTACGTTAAGCCCTCTGAATGTTAAATCTTGGCCGCTCATCCCAGCAAATAAATCTTGGCCACCTATTCCTATATTTAAACCTTGATTTACCTCGCCTGCATTACCATTATTTATTATCTTAATTGCCTTAACTGTATTGTCATATTGAAAACTAATACCTGGGCCTGCTATTAATCTAAGAGTATCATTATCAGTTGTAGACGCTAATGTAAAATCGAGACCTGCTGCGAGGGCTGGTGTTGGGCCAGTATAATTAACTAATACTTTACCATACCCATTTGATCCACTTACTGTTATATCACCAGTACCTATACCTCCGATGATATCCCATTCATTAGTATCAAACGAGCCTTGTGTTGTTCTTTTATTAGCTCTCCACCAAGTTAAGGTTTCTTCCGGAGTCCCAGTAGCACTAACAACTTCAACTGGGTGATATACTACATGCCCGGTATCGTAAGACCTGTTATCTACCCATGGGTTTGCTACTGCCTTGAAGTTTTCATCTACCTCTCCGTTAAAAAGTTCTCTTTGAACCTCAGTTCTGTAGATGATGTATTCTTTTAGATTGAATGCCATTTAATCTTATCTTTTTTTATTTATTCAGGTGGTTCATTAATAATAGTAGCATCATCATAAGGAAATTCATCAGTATCTTTTCTTGATGTAAACACCTCTCTTAATTGATTTAAATACCATGTCCCTTGTGACCAACCAGGCACTGCATAACACGGTGAGTAAATACCTAATGTATATATTCTATAAATTTCATCCCAATATTTTCTATACTCTTTCACTGCTTTGTTAATAAATGAAACTTGTCTATCTACGAGAACTGAACGTTGTGAATTTCTTTGAATATCAAAAGAAGACCCGGTAGTCAATGTAAAATTACCTGTTAAATCGGATGCTCTATATTCAGTTGTAAATTCATATAGTTCACTTGCTCCTAGGAATAATTGTATAGAAACAATATCACCTATAAAACAAGGATCAAATGGGACATAATTATTCTGATAGAATAATTCCATTTCTTCAATACTGTTAAAATCCGTAAATTCAGTTTTTTGATTTACTTGGTCATAAAATCCTACACGGATTTTAGACACATCTATTTTGTACTTTTTTAAGTAGACAAAAAAATCAAGAGATAGTTTAAATGTTAATGCTTCAACGACCAAAAGTATGTACTATTTTTTGTATATATTCAGTCCTTTATAGAGTGGTAGTCATTTACTAGGTTAGAAATTTTACCATAGGTCACATTACATTCACTAAATATTTTAAGATGAGACATGTCTCTGTAGTCTTGTATCCAATAAACATGCTTAAATCCAGCATTAACTAAAATTTTAGTGCACATTTTACAAGGGGAGAGTGTTAAGAGTATTATGTAATTTTGTGGATCATATTCTTGAAACTTGGCAATCATATTTACCTCAGCATGAATAAATCCACTTTCACCAGGTGTTAAAGAATCTTCTTCTGTTCCAGTATTTTTATTTGTACCAGCCCCACTATAAGATCCATTATACCCAAAGCTTGCTATTTTACTAAAGTCTTTTTTTAAGGCCATGCAACCAACCTTAGTAGTAGAAGAATTCGAAAGATCTCTAATACTTAACAAAATATTAGTAAATGCTTTTAGCTTTATTTGAAGTCGCTGAAGTTTGGAATCCATTTTTGTTTTATTAAAGTCGCCTTCATTTTTACCTCAGGTAAATCTTTATTAAGACTGTTTGCAATTTTTATATTTTCTTTATCATCATCAAAGAATTTAAAATTCCTAAATCCCATTTGCACAAATTTCATAAAGGCATCTTTTTTCTTCTGTGCAGTAGAACCAGTAAACCCTAACGAAGGATCATTAATTGCAAAGATAAAATCAGGATTAACATCAACACCGTTATGCATTAAAAAATCATAGATAAGTTTTGAATCGTCTCTCGCAGTAATAATACCTACAGCAGTACCTTTTGAAATTGTTCTTTTAAGAATGTTAAAAACCCAATCAATTATTTTACCAGCCTTAAGAATTTCTAAATCCCTAAAGTCATTAAAATCAAACTTATCATGCGGCTTGGTTTTAAATGTATTAAATTCTTGTGGCGTAAGATCTATTTCATATCCTGTTTTTGGATTAAAAACTCTAATCTTACTTTTGGTTACAATCAAAGTATCATCAACATCAAAGACAGTTATATCTTTCCCCCACTTTCTATACTTCTCAAATAATTCCATACAATATATATTGGTTACTTTCTGTTGCATCACCACAGGTGAGATATGAAATGGATACATTAACAATTTCTTCCATTTTCATATATATGTTTTACTACCGGGAATCTTAATGAATATCCACCATTCTGATTTTGACTTTCTTCAAAATATTGAACAGTTACAGTTTTACCAATTAGTTCATTATGATTATTAAGGTAATGTTCTCTTTGTTCTTTAGAGAATCCAGATCCAACACTTACTTTATTACCTTTATGTTCAATTATAATATTACTTAAACCTTCTTTCTCAACTTGTTTTCCATTTTCTGTCCATCGCATTGTACCGTTTATACATTCTAAAATTGTATATTCAGCATCATGGAATTTTTTAACTTTTAAAAGATTATGACTTCTTTTACCTTCATAGCCAATATTCTTTCTAACCATGATTCCTTCAAACCCAGCCTCTTCGGCTTCTTTTGCCATTTCAGTAAATTGTTCTTCGGTAGTTAATTGTTCTTGTGGTAAGAATTCTAACATAGAAGATTTAATTTCTTCCGGTAAAATATCATAACCATTCTTAAGTCTTTCAGTAAGAGGAGTAGTTCCAACCTTATCATCAAATTCATCTAAGGTTAAAAAATCAAATACAAAGAATTTAGGATTTTCAATTTGATGATCCTTCTTTCTAATTTGTTTCATAATTCCTTGGAAGTCTTCATTACCATCTTTATCTACCATACAGATTTCTCCATCTAAAATAAAGTCTCCACCTATTTTAGAAATTTCATTTTCTAAATTACCTAAGGTAGTAAATTCTTTACCGTTCCTTGAAAAGAATGTTACAGTA